ATGGGGGGAAACTGGTTCTTATCACCCTCCCTGGACCCCGCCTCCATGCCCCGCACCCCCGACCCCAAGGACGCATATCTGGAGAAGCACGGCGGCTATTTCCGGGTCACGATGAGCGTCCCGAAAAAGCTCAGGCCGCTCCTCGGCAGCCGGCTTGTCAAGAGCCTCAAGACCGATTCGCTCCTGTCGGCGCGCATGCATCGCGAGCCGGTCGTGCGGGAATTCAAGAAGCGGATCGAGGACGCGTGGCTCGCCTACGGCGGCAAGGAGCGCTCCGTCCAGGCGGAGGCCGTCGAGACCGCGAAGCTCCTCAAGCAGGCGGACGAGAACATGCACGATTTCATGTGGCAGGGCGTCAAGGAGCGCGAGGCGGAGATCCTGCGGTCGGAGACCCGGCCGGTGATCGTGGAGGAATTCGGTCGGAAGTACCACGAGGACCACCCGACCGAGGAGGCGGTGCGCAAGGCGACGGAGTTCCGCCTCATCGCCTCCGGCGAGATTCCGATCGGGCTGTTCCATGAGGAATTCATGAAGCAGCTCCGGATCAAGGAGCGGTCCAAGCTGGACGAGCCTCGTGCCCTGGCCTTGTTCCTCGACTGGCTTAAGACGCAGGAAGTCTACCCATTCATCTCGAACATCGGCAACGAGGAGGCCAAGAACTTCGTCCGCTGGCTTGAGAACGACTGCGACCTGTCCTGGGCGAGCAAGGCCAAGTACCTCGGACGGTTCAAGGTCTACTGGGCATGGCTGCGCGCCGAGGGCCACGCCAAGGAGGACCCGTTCTATGGCAGGGTCGTGCGGAAGGAGGTCCGCGAGGACGGGGAGGAAGCCGACGAGGAGCGGCCGTACACGGATACCGAGGTCCAGCGTCTCTTCATGGGCGAGCCCCTCGAAGGGCGGTCGATGCTGGACGTGATGGCCGTCGCCGCCCTGACCGGGGCGCGCCTGGACGCCGTGATATGCCTCAAGGTCGGCGAGACCGAGGAGGGGTTGTTCCGGTTCAAGCGACAGAAGAAGGAAAAGACCGACCGGTACGTTCCGATCCATCCGGACCTCCACGAAATAGTCGCGCGCCGGATCGAGGGCAAGTCCCCCGACGATGACTTCTTCGATGACTGGCCCGGGCCGAAGCCGCCGTCGAAGAAGCCTAGGAGCTCCTATTTCTCCAAGCGTTTTACCTTCTACAGCAAGAAGATCGGCGTGCGCGACGAGATCGCTGGCAAGCGTAGGTCGCTCGTCAACTTCCACTCGTTCAGGCGGTGGTTCATCACCAAGCTTGAGAGGGAGGGCGTCCCCGGCGACATGATCAAGTCGATCGTCGGCCACGCGAGAGGCTCCCTGACGCTCGACCGGTACAGCTCGGGCCCCGAGCTCAAGGCGGCCCTGGAGGCGATCTCCAGGGTCAAGCTGCCGCCGCTGGACGGGACGCCGGTGATCGAGAGCCGCGGCCTCAAGCCGATCCGGAGGCAGCCGTGAAACGCCGGCGTTCGAATCCCGAACCGTCCGCCCAACCCCGTTAGCCCCGCGGCCGCGCCGGGGGCCAGGACCCCCAACATGACGATCTTCTTCACCGCGGACACGCACTTCGGCCACGCCGGCATCATCGCGCTCGGCAAGCGGCCTTTCCCCGATCGGGATTCCCGCGCCATGGACGAGGGCCTGATCGGGCTGTGGAACGCCCGCGTCCGCCCGGACGACGACGTCTGGCACCTCGGCGACTTCGCCTTCGGGGCCAAGGGGGCCCGGCTGCGCGCCATCTTCGAGCGGCTCAACGGCAACAAGCGCCTGGTGCGCGGCAACCACGACTCGTCCGAGGTCCTGGAGCTCCCCTGGGCCGAGCCGCCCCGCGACCTCGTGGAGACAGCCTTCCAGGGGCAGAGGCTCGTCATGTGCCACTACCCCATGCGGGCGTGGCGCGGCAGCATGGGCAGCACGATCCACTGCTACGGGCACGTCCACGGGCTCATGGCGCCGACGCGACAGTCGCTCGACGTCGGCGTGGACGCCTGGGAGATGCAGCCCGCCTCGCTCGGCGAGGTCCTCGGCCGCCTGGAGCGAGCCGAGGTGGAGCCGGAGGAGCAGCGGCTCGTCCGGGAGCGCAAGGGCGGGGGAGGCCCCGTCGGCTAGGGGGCTCCCCCGAGCTCCGCCCCCTTGCCCTCGACGTAGCTGTCCAGCCACGCGTGGAATGCCTCGTCGGCGGCCTTGTAGTCGTCCGGGCCCTGCGGGGCCGCCGGCGTCTCCTCGGGCTCGCCCGGCGCGGGAGGGGCGCCCTCGCCGCCTTCGGGGGGCGCCGCGACGCGGTCGAGCTCGGCGGCCGCGAGGTCGAGCTCCTCCGCCGCGTGCCGCAGGCGGGCCGCACCCCGACGCGCCAGTTCGGGTAACGCATTCATGACCCAGGCCGGCACCGGCTTGACGCTGCTCGTCGGCTTGTCGGCGGCCGGCTTGAGGAACCACCCCGCGATCCGGGAGCGCTCCAGGCTCCGCCCTGTCATATCGGAGATCTCAGTGGCGAGCGGCGTCTGCCACGACGATCCGTAGACCCTGGACGCCACCGCTTCGACAGCCGCCTTGCGCCGCTCGCGCTCGTCCTCGCTGACCGTGTCCCGCCTCGCCATGCCGCCCTCCAGATGCGCGAATCCCGGGGACATGCCCCGGGATACTATTTTATCACCCGATAGTGGAATGGGAAGGGGACGGGTGACTATTTCGTTTACTCGACGCCGTGCAGGTCGGCCTGGCGCTGGCGCCAGTCCTCGACATTCAGGTCGGCGTGCTCGCGGTCGAGGTCGCCCGAGATATCGAACGCGACCTCGTCGGCACCCCCAACGTAGAACGCCATGCGCGCCTTGCCGCGCGCGTCGATGAAAGCGTGCGTGCGGAAGCCGTCGAAGGCCCCCCACCGCTCCGTGAGCTCGGTCCGCCAGTAGTCCTCGATCGACAGCTGCAGGCACAGCCGCGTGCTGGGGATCTGCGAGTTCGCCGGCTTGCGCAGGCTCTCCTGGAAAAAGCAGTCCAGGAAGCGGTGGGCCGCGGCCACGACGCCCTTGGCGGCGGCGATGCGCTGCTCGTGGCCCGGCCGGACATGCCAGAACGACGGCGGCTGCGTCTCGTCGAGCGCGGCCTCGACGAGCTCGAACACCCGCTTGTCCGACTTGCCCTTCATGCGCAGGAGCAGGAGCTCGTCGAGGCCTTCGCCCTGGTCGCAGGCGTCCTCGATCATGCTGGCGAATTCTTGGGCGCTGATCATTTGATGTCCCCTGTTTCGGCTGGCTGGCTGGCTGGCTGGCGCCCGCGAGGGTCGGGCTTGTGTTGTGTGGCCCCTCGTCGAGCCGCCCTGGCCGGGGCGGCTGGAGGAGAGGCCGGGGCGCGCGGCCCCGGCGTCCGGCTAGAGGCTGCCCGCGGCGGATTCGGCGCGGAGCTCGCCGTGCAGGCGGTCGAGGAAGGCCTCGGGGACGAGGCCCTCGCGGGCCAGGTCGTCCGCCCAGGCGAGGGCTCGCTCCAGGCGCGCATCGGGATCGTCGGCGAGGAGGAATCCCGAGCTGGCGGCCCGGCGGCAGTCGGAGAGGGCGCTCTCGAACGTCATGATGAAGATCCCTCAGCTTGCGGTGGACAGGCAGGACAGGACCGCGTCGATCGTGCTGCGCGACGTGACCTTGGTGCGGGTAGGGGTGACGAAGGGGCGCTCGCCGGGTTTCTGATGGACGCGAGCCAGAACGTGGCGGACGCGGATGACGCGACCGCCAGGGGCGACGAGGTAGTAATCGCGGCCGTGGTCCGGATACTCCGGACACGGACCGACGCTCGCCATGTCGACGGCAAGCGCTCCGAGGCGGTTCACGGTACGGACGAGATTCATCGGGCGATCCTGGGAGAAGGTGTGGAAGCGAGGGATGCAGCTGGCCCTTCCTCCAGCCGCCCCGGGAGGCGGCTGGAGGAAGGGCCGGGGGGGGGCGGCGGTGGTCAGGCGGCGAGGGCCATGAGGCTCGGCAGGTCCTCGGCCAGGTGCCGGGCATCCCGGGCGGCCTCGCGGGCGGCCTTCCGACGGGCGGCCTCGCGCGCCTTCGCGGCCCGGTCGAGGATCGCAGTCGCGGCCTCGATGGGGGGCTTCTGCCCGGCGCGCCGGCGCTCGGCCTTCGTCATGATCACGACGACCCGCCGCCCGCGGGGGCCGGTCGTCTCCTCGGCGGAGAGCTCGGGGTGCGCCTTGAGGCGGCCGATCAGCTCCGACCGGGAGGAGCTGTACTTGCCGCCGTACCGCGCGGCGGTGCCCTTGAGGTCCGAGCCCGACCACGAGTTATAGCCGTCCAGGAGGTCGCGCTGGTAGTCGCCCCGGGCGCACGAGAAAGCGGCGAGGCGGGCTTTGGGGGTGAGGAACGTGTACGTCTGGGTCGACATGGGATGCTCCGCTGGCTGGGGGTTCGGCCGTCTCCGCGGCCTATGGGTAATAAATTAGTAACCCTTTCACGGCCTGTCAACGACCGGGTGATAAAAAAGTTACCTATCGCGCTTGAAGGGCCGGCCGCTGTTCCGGAGGGCCTGCTCGCGGGACAGGAACCCGACGACCCCACCCTGCTCGTTGACCGCCACGCACATCTCGCCGCGGAGGATCTTGGGGTTGATCTCCTTGCGGAACGCGTCGAACATCCGATCGATGTTCTCGATGTCCGTGTAGGGCAGCAGGTCGTCGCGGAAGCGCTCGTAGACGTTCTTGCCATCCCCGTAGGGGCCCTTGCCGCTCTTGGTCACGGAGTCGGCGATCTTGATGACGAGGATTTCATGCTGCTTCACGGGTCTCTCCTTAGAACAGGTTGGGGAACACTTGCTCGACCGCCGTGCGGTCGAGGCCTTTGAGGGCGTCCCGCAGCGCGGGGGACGGCTCGGGGAGTACGGGCCGCCCCGTCGGGGGCTGCTCGGGGACGAGCGCCAGGGCGGCCCGAAGGACGGCGTAGACCGCCTGCTCGTGGGCGCGGCGGGCCTGGATGCGCGCCGCGGCCGCGAGGTCCCCCCTGTGGGAGAGGGCGACGTCAGTGCTCGTGACGGCGCGGGCCGCGGAGGACTGCCTCGGCCAGTCGAGGCCACGGCCAGTGAAGACGCCGCAGAGCGACGACTCGTTGATGCCGGCCACTCGAACCCCGGCGCTGAGAGAGCCGATTACGCAAGCCGTCTCCAGCGCGGCGAGCTCGATGTCCGATGGCGTCCGCCGCGGGCGCTCGGCGAGCGGCCTCTGGCCGGCCTGGGCTCGCCCGGTCCGCGCAAGGCTCGCCAGCGCCCTGCTGTCCGTGATGTGGCCCCATCGGGAGACGGCGGTGTCGAATCCGTGCGTGGAGACGAGGCGAGCCACGGCCTCCGGCGTCGGGAGCTGATAGACGGAGCGGCTCACTGGCGCGTCTCCGCAGGCTCGTAGACGGGCGGGAGCTCGCGGAGCCCCAGGGCGGCGAGCACGCGGGGGGAGAGGGCCCTCTGCCCCGCGACGAGCTTCGCGACGTGGGATTGCTGGAGACCGTGCCGGCGGCCCCAAGCGGCCTGCCCGCCGGCGAGCTCGACGGCGCTGGCGAGGCAGCGGCGGACGTCTGAATCCGTGAGACGCCGCGACATCACCGAGCCCCCATCAGGGCCGCACGGCCGGCCGCGTCCGTGGGCAAGCCGTACTCCTTGGCCACGCGCGAGACGGTCGACGGGTGGCAGCCAAACGCGGCAGCGATCCGCTTCAGGGAGATGTCCACGTGGCTCAGGGCGAGCCGGAGCGCGGGCGCCGACGGCGCCGGGACGGCCGCCGCGTTCACGAGCTCACGGACGCCCAGCTTCCGCGCTCGGTAGCGCACTGCGTTCTCGCCCACGCCGCACTCGCGGGCGATCGAGGCGTAGCTCTCCCCCGCCTCGAACCGCCGCCGGAGCTCGGCTGGCGCCATTCTGAATTCACCCCGACGTTCCATCTAACCCTCTCGCCTATCCAGCTTGCACAGGCACTTGGCGTGATGCATCATGCCCGCGCCGTCATATGTGGCTTATCAAGGGACGTATGGCTAGAGGGGGTTCTAACGGTGGGTGAATCATTTATTAGCGCCATCCCGAGTCCCGGCGGGGACTCAGGGCTGGTCCGGGTCCGCGCGCCCTGGGTGAGCCCGCTCGTCGTCTGGCAGGGTACGCGCACGCGCACGGTCCCGACGCTCGCGATCGCCCTGCGGCCCTGCCGCCGGGTCGATGCGCCCGGGCGCGTTTGGGACGTCCCGGTGGGCGACGTCGTCACGACGGACGAGGGCCGCTTCCCCTTCCGCCACATGATCTACGTGGCGGAGCCGGCCGGTCTCCGGCGCATCGAATTCGACGACGCGTTCGACCTCCTCGATCCCGAGGGCGCCGCCGACCGGGCGGCCCAGCGTGCCCATGACGCCCTCGCCGACGCGGAGGGCCTGCCCCGCGAGCTCGCCCGATTCGTCGGCGAGCACGGCCTCGCGAACGGCGTCCACCGTGTCGGGAATTCGGCCTATTACGCAGAGAGATGCACGAAGCGGCAGGCTTACTGGCGGCGGGCGAGCCGCGAGGAAGTAGCGGCCCTCGCGGGGTGAGCGCACGTAACGCGGCTGGTGTCTTTCATCGCCGCGTCGAGAATTTTTCGCAGAGGGGCCGGCGTGGTGCCGCGCCCCCGACGGCCCGAATTCGGGAGCCAGCCGCCGTGTCCTTCCTCCGGAATCTGCTTTCCAGCTTGCTGCGGGGCTTCGCCCACATGGCGCGCCGCGCCGGCGACCTCGCCAAAGCCGCAGCCCTCGAAGCCCAGGCGGCCGCGTCCGAGGCGGTCCAGCCGCTCCTCGACCGCCTGCCAGATTTGAAGGCTGGGGCGGCCTACGGCGCGGCGGGCCTCGCTCTCGCAGCCGACCGGGTCCTGGGGATCCCGGGGGCTATCGCCCGATCGCTCCTCCCGGCCGGAGAGCCCACCGCGGCGCAGGTCGCGGACGCGGCCGTGGCCCGCGACGACAGCGGCACGGACGTGCCCCCGCCTGCCAAGCACGTGTTCGCCGCCTTCATCAAGGCGGCGGCGGATGCCGTCGCCGCTCAGGACCGCGCGCAGATCGAGAAGCTGACGCCGTTCGTCAGCGAGCCGGTGATGGAATGGCTCCATGAGCTCACGCCGTCCCAGATCCGGATCGTGCAGACGATCGACAAGGCCGCCCTTGAGCGGCACATCCAGGAGCCCGGCACGGCGACCCAGGGGCTGCCGTCGTTCTCCATCGCGAAGCCGGCGCCCGTCTCCCTGATGACGCCAGAGGAGCGCCGCCGGATCGTCCTTGCCGGCATGGCGTCGATGCGGGATGCCGAGGCCGCCCACCGGCAGGACGTCGATCAAGCTCGCGAGGACGAGTACCGGCAGGCGACCCGCCGGGCGCTCCCGATCCGGCCGATCGGCCGCCCCGGCTACGGGCACTGAGCTACCGCCGCCGCGTCAACTCTGGAACGGCAAAGGCCCGCCAACTCGGCGGGCCTTTTTCGTTGTGCGGTCCAGGATTCGTGTCAGCAGCCGATGAGGGCTCTGAGGTCGTCCGTGAGGGCCCGCTCCTCGATCCAAGCGCGTTGCATGCGTAAAAGCTCGACTTGCAGGGCGCTGGCCCGCGCCTCGGCCGCGGCGGCCCGGCGCTCGGCGGCGCCCTGATCCCGGCGGGCCTCCTGCAGTCGCACGGCGAGCTCGGAGACGCTGTCGACGGCCTGGGCGCGGCGGGCCTGTGCGCTCGCGGCGACGCTGTCGATCGCGGTGGCGAGGAGGAGGCCTCCGGTCACGATCCGGCCCGTGGAGGTCAGTGCGATTTCCCGTCCGACGCTCATGCCCGCCCCCCTGCCTGCTCGCTGCCCTGGTGTGAGCCCAGGAGAATCGACTAGGCCCCCACCGTCAAGCCGCCCCACGCCCGGCTCGGGACCCCAGATCCGAAGCGTGCGCCCTCCGTCAGGCCGCCGTGCGCCCGACGTGCGCCTTCCAACATAAGAGATTTCTAAGAACGACTAAGCGACTCGCGGGACTCGGGAAATCGCTGTTTTGGGGGTTGCAGCCGACTTCGAGATTGTCGTTACCACCCCCTCGAATAGGGGTCCCAAGGTGCGCCCGGGGCAACCGTTTACCGTGCTGGAAATCCCCCTGCATGGCAGGTGTCCGTGCGTATTGGGCTGTGGACAACTGGTGAGGCTCTCCCCCCGTTACTCCTAGACAAGGTAACGATTTTCTTAAGGGCGTACGTAACGCTTGGAGTGCGTTACGTACGCAAGGTTCAGACGGGGTAGGTCAGCAGCGTGACGTCGAGGTCCGCCGCGGCGGCGTCCTGCGTCGAGGGCGCCACGATCGTGAGGACGTCCCCGATCGCGAACGTGACGGCGCTGCCGGCGAGCGTGGGCACGGTGCCGTTCGCCGCCCACGAGATCGTGCCGAATTCCGTGCCGTTGCGGCGGACGCTCAGCTTGAAGGCCGCGGCCGGAGGGGTCCTGAGCCCAGCCACTGCGCCGGCCAGCGCCGCGAAGAAGCTCTGCGAGCGGGCGAACCGCCGCCAGTAGATCGTCGCCCCGGCCGCGGGCTTGCCGGACACGAACGTCCCGTGCTCGGCGGTCGCGTTGGAGGACTGGGCGGTCCAGTACGGCATCTGGACGCCGCCCGGCTGGAACGTCCCCGGCGGGTTCCCGGCCGGCACCGCGACGACGGCGCGAAAAATGTTGTACGTGCCGTTGGACAAGTACAGGACGCCATCGGCCGCGTTATACGCGCGGGTGTTGTCGTAAAAGCCGACGAAATTCATGTAGGGGGCGCCCGCCGCGCCATCGACACCCTTCGCCGAGTTGAGCTGCCACTTGCCGGCGGCCAGGTCGTCCGCGAACGAGGCGCCCGCCGTGTGCGCCGCGGCCGCGATGTAGCTCGAACCGGCGTTCGTTACATAGTCGCGGACGAGGTAGGCCGTCCCCGTGAGCCAGGCGCCCCGCGGCGTGAACAGGGACGCAGGCAGGCGGTAGGGCCCCCACACCGAGCCGTCGCTGTACGTGTACGTGATCGTCCCGGCCGCGTCGTCGACGGCGATCGCGGTGAGCGTCGTGGCCGCTACGCCCTGCTGCTCGATCGCCTGCAGCCGGGTGTCGAGGTCCTGGATGTTGCCGTCCGCCTCGGCGACGCTGAGCGGCCTCTGGACGTTGGCGTAGAGCGTGATCATGGCGAGGAATCCTTGGCTTAGACGGCGCTGCCGGCGGGGACGATCGAGTGGGGGAGCTCCCCGTGGGGAGCCATCCCTTCCCGCGTGAGCTTGCCGGTGTAAGAATCGGCGGGATTGACTGCGAAGGGGAGCGAAGTCGGGTCGCTGTAATTCCAGCCGACGCGCCGTTCCTTCATGTAACGGCGATAGACGAGGCCCGCGTACAGCGCCTGCTGACCGTCCGGCGTCTGGTAACCTGTCTTGAGGAGGTCAGGCGTATACGTGAATTCGACGAGAGGTACGTTCTGGTAGCCGCGCGTGCTGGGCGTGGAGATGCCCTCCGGCGGGGCGTAGCCGCGCCCGCCGTTCCCCGCGGGGCGGTCGACGGTCCGCTCCGTCGCCCGGCGCATCGCGGCGATGGCCTCCGACGGGCCGCCCCCGAGCGGCTCGAATTCGCGGTGGCTCACGGCTCTCCTCCTGTCACCATGTCGACGCCGCGCGGCGAGACAGTCATCCTCGCCCTGGCGCTCATGAAATTCTCGATGTTGCCTTCGTTTCGGAGCGACCGGAGCACCGGCGTTAGGGTCGTCGGATAGTCGCGCGCCACGCTCATCGGGCTCAACTGCCGCGCGATGAGGCTGCGGGCGAAGCCGATCTGCTCGTCCGCCGCCCGCTCGACTTTCGCGGACAGGACGGAATACGCGGGGTTACCCAACTGGAACGCATCGATTGGGACCTTGAGCGTGTCCCCGGACAGCGCCCATTCCATGTCGCCGGTCGCCGAGGTCCCCGTGGTGATGTAGCCGGGGACGTCCGACTGCTTGAAGGCCTGGCCGGGCGCCGGGGCATACGTCGGACTCACGTAGCCCGTGACGACGTATGCCTCGGGCGCCGGGGCCGCGGCCGCGTTGGCGCCCGTCCCGAGACAGGCCGTGATCGACAGCTCGACGTATGCCGTGCCGCCTCCCTCGACGACGCGGCGGATCTCCTCCACCTTCCCGACCACCGGCATCACCGCCTCGCCGTCGCGGACGAGGAATCGGACGCGGTCGCGCAGCGTCACGTCCCGGGCGGCTTCCCAGGGGAACACCTTCCCGAAGCGCAGCGCGCCCAGGCGCCTCAGCGCGGCCGCCCGCATCCGCAGGAGCGCCGCCTCGATCGAGCGGCGGCCGCGCGTGGTCCTGAAGTAGGAGGCGTTCCGCGGGTCCCCCATGGGCGTCCCGGCCCCGAGGTCCTTCCAGTAGGGCGTCGCGAACCGGGTCGAAGGCTGGCCATTCCGGACAGTCGTCACCGGCGCGTAGAACACGACGACCCGGTCGGCCAGACACTCATACAGCCGACCGTACCGCAGGACCCTGTCGCCCTTGTTATAAGCGATGCCGTCCTGCCAGGGCTGGACGCCCTCCAGGGCGTTCACGTCGTTCAGCTGGATCGTGCCCAGGTCGAGGAGGTCCTCGCTGAGCGCGTACGGCTGCACGTCGATGTCAAGCGTCAGGTCCACGACTTCGCGGCGGGTCTGCGAATAGGTGTAGCGCCACGGCCAGTAGCCGTAGGTGTAGTGATAGACGACGAACTTCGCCTTTTCGTCGTGCTGCATGTCGTATTCGGGACCGGGAAGCCACTCCTGGCGAGCGTATTGCTGCCCGTTGGTGTCCGTGAAATACGACCAATACATCGTGTCATCACGATACGTCACGATGAACGAGCGCCCGGTGTAGAATTCGGCCGAGGTCGTGCGCGTGGTCGCGATGTTGGGGGCACTACTGCTCCAGCCGGTGTTGACGTCTCCGCCGAGCTGCGCGGCCTGGATCCCGTTCATGGACAGGGAAGACAGGGAGCCGCCGTCGAATCCTCCGCTGACGACCGGGGCGATGTCGCAAGTTCCGGTCGCGTACTGCGTGAACTCCGCGACGAGCCGCAGCTTCACGTGCCTGACCGGGGTGTCGACGGACGCGCTGCGCTGGCTCGCCGCGTCCCCGAGGTCGCCGAGGTCGATCGTGCGCTGGCCCTGGATGACGTCGTCGAGGCTGATGGCGTGCGTGACCGGGTCGACGTGCCAGACGGCCGAGCGCCCTTCGAGCACGGCGTTAGTCAGGTCCTCGCGCTGGCCCGGGAACAGCGGATCGTAGAAGGGAAGGCCCACGGCGCTCCGGTCCCCGACGACGGCGCTGGCGATCCCGGCGGCGACGAGGTTGCCGGACGCCAGGTTGACCAGGACGTCGAGCGTGCCGAAGGGGGCTGGCCGCACGCCGATGACCTGGCCGACCGCGACGGGGACGCCGTGGGACGGGTCCTTGTCGCCGCTCACCGCGATGATCGCGGACAGGCCGCGCCCGGCCGCCGCGCGCAGCGCCGGGCTGTCCGTGACCGTCAACACCGCCAACGCGTTCGCGATCGAGAGGGTGGTGTACCGGAGGTTCGACGAGAGCGGGTTGCGCGTGATGTCGTCCTGGAAGAACGACCGGACGACGATCGCGTCCGCCTTGACCGAGTCCCACCGCGTCGCCGGGTTCGGCGCCAGGGCGAGGCCGATGACGCCGACGCCCGGGTTGGGGATCGTCGGGACGACGTAGGGGAGGATGCCGGCGCCCTGCACGACGTTGTTGGCCGCGGCCTTGAGCAGGCCCCTCCACGAGGCCGGGGCGCACTCAAGGCGCAGGCGGATCGTCAGGCCGCCCAAGTCGTCAGGGATTCGTGCGATCCGGGCCCTCGCCAGGATGCGGGCCCGGGGATCCGCGAGCGTGCCCGTCGGCGCGTCGACGACCGCCACGTAGCCCGTCTGCCGCAGGATCACGTAGCCGGGGTTGCGGATCTCCAGCTCCAGCGTCGCCACGCCGCCGCCGGTGCCGCGCTTCTCGTTCATGTCGAGCCGCAGGACCTCGCCGTCGCTGACCAGGTCGGCGTCGGTGATGGGCGCCTGCAGGTCGCTGAGGTGGACCAGGTAGATCACGCGTGCTGCTCCTCGAAGACCATCGACCACTCCTTCGTGCCCTCGATCTCGGCCGCGCCGGCGCTGCGGTCGGCGAGGACGCAATCGAGGAAGGGCAGGAATCCGCCGAACACCGGCCGGGCCGCCGGGGCCGCCAGGGTGACCGTGCGGCCGTCGACCGCGAGCGGCAGGCGGCGCTCGTCGAAGTCGTCGGCCAGGAAGGCGAACACGCTGCCGGGCACCGGGTCCCGGGTGAGGACGGCCTGCGTCCCGCCCGCCGGGATCGAGAAATCGAGGTGCAGCGTGCTCGCGATCCGGTAGACGGCCCGCTTGTCCAGGCCCGAGAACGCGGGCGTCCAGTGCAGCGCCGGGCCCGAGGCGGACAGCGTCGTGCGGTAGAGCGTGCCGTAGAGCGGGCGCAGCACCACCGCCGACCCGTTGAGGGACCGGCGGATCTCGGACTTGTCGATCTCCTCGCGCCGCTCCGTGATCCCGATGAACGAGCGGATCGGCAGGACGAGCCCCGGCGTCTTGGCCAGCCGGGAGGCCCAGGGGAAGGCGGTCATGCGACGCTCCATGAGGGGCCCGAGACGCTGCGGGCGAGCTCGTCCCTGAGCGCGGACACGTCCTCGCGCAGGCCTGCGAACCGGCCCTCGCGCCCGTTCGCCATGCGGACCGTGAAGACGGACTGCTCCCCGCCGAGGGAGCTCTGCTGGCCCGGCGCCGCCGCGGCGGGCGCGGGGACCGGGGCGGGCGCGGGCGCCGGGGCGGTGTAGAGCGAGCGCATCGGGTCGATGTCCCGCATCAGGGACCGCATAGGATCCGCGGCCGCATGCGCCTCGGCGCGCGCCACCGCGGCCGAGGCGGCCCGGGCAGAGGCCTCGGCCATCTCCTGCCGGACGCGCATCCACGGCGGGACCGCGGCGACGCCCCACGGCTGCCCGTCCGGGCGCGGCGGGGGTTGGTACCCACCGGCCTCGCCCTGGTCCCCCGCGGCGCCGAGGCGCGCGGCCGCGTCCGCTTGCATCGCGCGCACCGCGGCCATCGGATCGGACGCGCCGTTGAACGCGGCCGCGTAACCGTCCTGCCAGGCGGGGCGGCCACCGGGGCCGGCCGCCTTGAGCTGGGACATCTGCTCGGTGAGGCCCTGCAGCTGCTGCGTCAGGCCCTGCGTCGCCGCGTCGGCCTCGCGGCTCGCCTGCGCCAGGGCGTCCTCGGCCGCGCCGCCGTCGATCGACTTCGGCCACGGCTCGTAGGAGGGCTTGTCGCCCTTGAGGACCGCGGCCGCCTCGGCGGGCTTGCCCTGGGCCTGGAGAAGCTCCGCGGCGCGCTTGCGCTCCGCCTGCTGGCGCAGCTCGCGGTACTCGCCGTCGCCGGACAGCATCCCGTACAGGAATCCCGACGCGCCGCCGATCGCCGCGCCCGGGAGCGCGCCGACGCCGCCGGCGAACGCGCCCGCGATGCCGCCGACGCCCGCGCCCATGGCGCCGTATTCGAGGCCACGGCCGATCGTGTCCTTCGCCCAGTTCCACATGTTGTGGCCGAGGCCCTTGTCCTCGCCATCGGCGCTGTCGGCCGCGAATTTCCCGGACAGGCCCAGGAGCGCGAGGAGGATCGAGCTCCCCTTCACGAAGGTCGCGACGTTGCGCATCTTCGCCAGAAGGCCGCCCCACAGCCCGGCGGAAGCCGCGGCGGCCGCTCCGGCCGCGCCGGCGGCGGCACCGGCCCCGCCCAGCGCCGCGGTCGCCGCGCCAGCCGCCTCGGCAGCCGCGAGCCCGACGAGCATCGTGCGCAGGCCCTTGGCCGCCCAGGCGCCCGCGGTGAAGATCCCGACGACCGCGCGCGTCGCGCCGAACATGCTGAGGAGCGCGGCGGTGACGAGAACGGTCTGCCCGTCGAGCTGGCCCCACGTGAAGCCGCGCACGAGGACATCGAACGCCTTGAACGCGCCGTGCAGGATGCCGAAGGCGGTCTTCGCCGAATCGGTGAAGACCCTGAGCTTCTGGCCGGCGGCCATCGCCCAGCCCACGATCGGGGCGTTCTCGTCGGCGCTCCAGCCCTCCTTGAACGCGGCCCACGTGTCCCTGGCGTAGCCGACGAACTCACCGATCCCCTGCCGCGCCTGGGCGAGCCAGCCGAGCGCGGCCTGCGCCCAGCCGCCCACCGTCGTCTCGGCGTCACCGCCGGCCCACACGCCCTGCAAGTCCGCCCAGGTCGCCTTGACGTCGGCGACGAAGGCCCGCACCCGGTCGGCGAGGTCGTAGAGCCAGGGGAACTGCGGATACGTCGCGTTGTCCCCGCGGATCGCGCCCCAGGCCTCCATGGCGAATGCCTTCGCCATCGTGAAGGCGTTCACCACGGCGTCGCGGACGCGGAACACCGCCGGGAACTCGGAGATTCCCTCGCTGCCGCCGCGGATCGCCGACCAGGCCGCCTGCGCGAAGCGGCCGGCCTCCTGCAGCTTGTCCCGGATGGTGAGGAGCCACGGGAACTCGACGACTTGCTCGCCGCGGCCGGTGACCGTGAGCCAGGTCTCGCGGGCGAGGCGGCCGACGCCGTACAGGCCCTCGCGCAGCGTGAGGAGCCACGGGAACTCGACGACCCGGCTATCCAGCCCGTGGAAGGCCAGCACCGTCTCGCCGACGAGGCGGCCGAGGAACGCCGCCCCCTTGGCCGCGTACCAGAGCCCCTCGGCCAGCTGGATCACCGCCGGGCGCGCCGCGATGTAGGCCTTGCTCGGGTCCCCCTGGGCGGCCCACACGCCCCGGATCGCCGCGTGCAGCTCGCCGCCCAGCGTGCGGGCGAGCGCGAAGGCGCCCTTGCCGGCATCCCACAGGAACCCGGCGAAGCGGCGGCCGTAATAGGCGGCGTCGAGCAGGCCCTGCGTGACCACGCCGACGGTGCCGCTGAAGTCGGTCAGGCGGCGCTGCCCGTCGGCGACGGTCGCGCCCATGCCGCGCAGGGTCTGCACGCCGGCGAGCGCCAGGCCGGCGATGAGGTACCGGTTGCGGGCGATTAGGTTCGACAGGCCGTAGAACGACTCGATGAGCGCCGGGCCCGCGGCGCGGGACACGGCCAGCTTCAGCCCGAGCAGGGCGCTCTTGCTGTCGTCCAACGCGGCGTTGAACGCGTGCATGAGGTTCAGGTCGGCGCGGCCGATCACGGCGCCGAGCTCGCGCTTCCGGGCGAAGGCCTTGGACAGGTAGTCGGTGTCCTGCCGCATCTTCTGCAGGAGCGGCAGGATCCGCTCGACCGCCTCGGGGCTGCCGAACAGGCGGGTCAGGAGGTCATACTCCTCGGCCCCATTCAGCTGCCCGGAGGCGACGCGCTGCATGATCGTCTGGATCACGCTGGCGGTGTCGAGCGCCCGGCCGTACGAATCCCGGGTCCACACGTTGAGCTTCTGGAACGTCGCCAGCAGCGCCGGGTCCTGGGCGATGTCCCTGATCTTCTCCTTGGCGTTGGCGAAGGCGGCGTCCGCGTCGGCCGCGCGCACGCCGGCCGCGCCCGTCCCGGCGGCGAATTTCTGGGTCGAGACGGTGCCCATCCCGAGCTTCATCGACCGCTCGCGCAGGTCGTACGTCGCCTCGCCGGCGTCCGAGACCGCCTTCTTGACGAGGCCCACCCCGGCGATGGCCGCGCCGGTGCCGAGCAGGGCCAGGCGGCGCCCGAGGCGGAACACCCGCTCGGCCGCCTCGAAAGCCCCGTCGCCGACGGCCTTCAGCGTCGAGACCACGCCGCGCCCGAACCCGTAGCCGAGCCGCGCGGTCGCCTCGACGGCGCTCAGCCCGATCCGCCCCACCGCGGTCGCGGCCTGGAACGCCCCGGTGACGACGCTGCGGAAGAAGCCGCCGGCGGTGCCAAGCAGGGAGAGCGCGCCCCGGCCGATCGAGCCGGCGGCGCCGAAGATCCCGCCAACGCCGCGGCCGAGCGCCCCGGCGGCGCCGAACAGCCCGCCGGCGACGCCGCTGGCGACGCCGGTCACGGAGCGCAGCAGGCCTCCCACGACGGGGAGCGTCCCCTGCGTCGCGAGGCGGCCGAACAGGTTGCCGGGCAGCAGGCCGAGCCGCGGCAGCGACCGCCGCACGGCGTTCGAGCGGCTCACCACGCGGTCCCAGGCCTGGGCGGCGCGGCGGGCGGCCGCCTCCTGCGCCCGGGCGGCGTCGTTGGCGGCCCGCTGCTGGCGGCGCGCGACCTCGTCGGCCACGGAGGCCGACCGGCGGGCGAGCGCGTCGAGCCGGGCGGCGCGGCGCTCGGCGGCGGAGACCTTCGCGCCCTCGGAGGCCTGGACGCGCGCCAGGTCGGCCGGCGTCGCCCCGGCGCGGGCGGCGGCCTCGATCGCGGCCTTGGCTGCGGCGGCCGCGACGACGACCCGGCCGGCGGCGGCCTCGTAGGCCGCGGCGAAGGCGGCCGCGCGCGAGCCGGCGCCCGCGGGATCCCTGAGGCCCCGGTTGAGGTCGCGCTCGTACTGGCGCTCGGCCTTGAGCGCGGCGAGGCGCTGCTCGGCCGCGCCGGCGGACCGGTCGAAGCCCCTGGCGGCGTCGGCCGCGGCGGCGCCGGCGGCGCGGGCCCGGGTCTGGACCTCGGCGTAGGCGGCGGCGAGGCGGCGCGCCGAGGCCTCGGCGCGGGCGAGGGCGCCCGATGCGGCGTCGAGCTCGCCGGCGCGGGCCTGCGCGCCCGCCGGGTCCCGGGACAGGGACGCGGCCGCGGCCTCCGCGCGGGATTCGTACTGCGAGCGGGCGCGGGCCGCGCGGGCCTGGGCGGCCTCCATGCGGCGGCGCAGGGCCTCGGGATCCCGCACGCCGCCGGCGACGTCGGCGTCGAACGCCTGGCGGGTCGCGCTGGCGTCCCGGCGGGCGATCGCGTCGGCGGCGAGGCGGCGGACCCGGTTGCGGGCGGCGCCGTCGAGGGCCTCGCGCTCGGCCGCCGCGGCGCGGATCGCGCGCAGCTGCTCGGCCAGGGCCTCCTTGACCGCCGCCGTCTCGGCCGCGGTGGAGGCGCGCACGGTGTCGAGCTCGCGCTTGGCGGCCGCCGTCCTGGCGTCCTCCGCCTCCCGGACGAGGCGCACGCGCTCGGCGGCCTCGCGGGCGAGGTTCTTCAGGTCGAGGTCGATGCCGCGCTTCTCGGCGGCGGCGATCCGGTCGGAGCGGCGGTCGAGCTTCGCCTGGTCGGACAGGCGCATCTCCAGGTCGCGCCGGTCGAGATCCGCCTCCGTGACGTCGGTCGCGCCGGGGCGCGGCTTCGGCATCGCGTCGAGGCGCGCGGCCATCGCCTCGCGGGCGCGCTTGCGGGCGGCGATCCCGGCGTCGATCGAGGCCTTCTCGTCCTGGAGCTCGAAGCGGCGGGTGAAGCTCGCGTCGTCGGCCGAGTGCTGCGCCTTGCGGACGGCGTCGGCCGCGCCCTTCCTCAGGGCCTCGTAGCGGGCGAGCGCGCCGCGCACGGCGGCCTCGTTCGCGCGCTCGACGCGGGCCTGGGACTCGGCGGCGGCCGCGGCGGCGGCTGCCTGCGCGGCGGCCCCGGCCCGGGCGGCCGCCGACATCGCGGAGGCCTGGGCGGCGGCCGCCGCGGCGGCGCGGTCCCCGGCCGCGGCGGCGTCGAGGCCGGCGCGGGCGTTGCGGGCGGCGGCGGCCGCGACGCTGTCCAGGGCCCTCGCGACGTCCCTCGCCGACTTGATCGGCTTGTCCGCGCCCCCGACCTCGAAGTTGAAGCGCAGGGTCGCGATGTCGCGCTTCATTGCCACCGCGGTCCTCCTTTCTCAGGGGGTGATCTTCATGAAGTCCTGGAAGGCGCGGTCATCCACGCCTTCCTGCGCCGCCGCCCGCCAGACCTGCCCGTTGAACAGGCGTTGCTGGCGGACCTCCTCGTCGTGCTCCTCCAGGTCGAAGAAGACCTTGGCGGGGGACATCCCGGGGCCGAACCACGGATCTCCCCCGAACAGGCGCCGCCACCGGCGGCAGGCCAGGATGAGCGCGACGAGGTAGTTGCCGGTCGGGTCGTCGGGGTCGGGGGCGGAGGGCCCCCTGGTCTCCCGACCGGCCTTCCAGTCCTCTAGCTCTGCGCGGAGCTGTCGCTCCCAGTCGCCTTCGCCTCCGTCGCCGCCTTGGGCCCCCAGACGTAAGCGGAGACGGCGTCGTGAAAATTTGGCTGCGAGAACGTCAGGCGGGCCGCGACGGCGTGGAGTTCGAGCAGGCGCGGGCTGCGGATGAGCCGGCGCTCGATCGTCTCGTTGCCGGGGTGCCCGATGCAGATGGCGGCGAGGGCCGCCATGCTCTCGGGGCCGGAGTCGATCTGAACGTTGACCTGGTCGATGAGCGCGGCGGCGGCGTCGTCCTCGGCCTTGGCAAGCTCGGCTGCGACCTGCTTGGCCGTCAGCGGCTTGGCCGGGATCCCGGCGTCAGCCTCCTCCTTGGCCTTCGCCTCGGCGCGGCCGAGCTCGATGCCGGCCTTCGTCGATTCGAGGTAGCGGGCACGCTCGCCCTTGATCCGGCGGATGCAGTAGACGAGGTACTCGCCGGGCTGGGCCGGGCGGACGTCGATGACGAACGCCGGGCGCCCCTCGGCGGCGGGGACGAGCTCGAACGGCTCGCCCCCACCGTCGTCGGCCATCGCCATGGCGGCGATCAGGGTCTGTTCGGATACGCGCGACACGGTTTCCCCTCCTTGTTCGCGAGTTGCCTTAAAGTCTAGGCGACGCGAGATCAGTCGATCTCGCGCGCGAGGCCGCGCTCCTGGCCGTAGGCGGCGAAGTCGAACTCGATCATCGCATCGAGCGTGATGCTCTGGACTTCGTTGCCCTCGTCAGCGAGCTTCTGTCCGCCGGACGCGCGGATCGAGAGGATCGGCCAGTCATGGACCGTGGTCCGGCCGAAGGTGTTGTTCTCGCGGAAGCGGGCGCGGAAGCGCAGCTCACCGTTCTGGAGGCGCCGAAACACGCCCATCTTCTGAGCGGCCGTGACGTCGCCCCAGGTGAAGTCGACCTGGGTGGGGGTCGTGCGGTCGCCGAGGACCTCGAATGCCCCGCCCTTGGGGTCGACGATGATGGCGGAGGTGGCGATCTCCTCGGGGGAGACGATGACGCCGAACACCTGCTTGCCGCTGCCGTCGACGAAATCGAAGATGTCGCCGTCCTTGGCGTTGGCGGGGATCGTCACGGTCCCGGTGCCGGCGGTCTGGGTCCAGACCTCGCCGACGGGCGCCATGTAGGCGATCGAGGACACGAGGCTGTTCTGCGAGCGCGCCGTGATCTTGAGCGACTCGTTCTGCTTCGTGGTGACCGTGGCGAGGCGGGCCAGGCGCGGGTCCTCGGGCGTGACGATGTCGACCGTCTCGTTCTGGATGTCGCGCTCGACGATGACGTTGCCGATGTTGCGCAGCACCTTGCCGCCGACCGGGCCGAGCAGGAGCTGGCCGCGGCTGATCTTCTGGTCCTGCGCCCTGCCGGCGCGGAAAATCGTGGACATGATTCAGGGCTCCTGCTCGAACGAGACCTCGCCGTCCGGGCAGACCACGACGGCGATGAACTGGATGGGGTTGTGCGCGATGACACCCTTGCCGCCCGGCAGGAGCTCGACGCCGTCCTGGACGAAGCGGAAGTCGATCAGCTGGGCGTCCCCGTAGGGCTGCCCGCGGCCGGGCAGGCCCAGGCCTCCGTCGAGGGCCCACTCGCGCTTCAGGGCGCGGCGGATCCGGACGGTCAGGTCGTCGATGACGTCGACGCAGGTCGGCAGGCCATCGGCCAGGTCGGGCTCCAGGCCGTCCACGACGGGCTGGACCGTCAGGTGGTAGACCACGACCTCGGTCGAGCTCTCCTGGCTGAACAGCGTGGGATCGGCCTTGGACGACTGGCAGTCGACAAGGACGACGTTGAGCTCCCCGTCGGCGACGACGCCCCCGGCGCGGCCGGCGTAGACGCGGCCGTCGACGAAGGCCCCCACCTGCTCCTGCAGGCGGGCCCTGGCGGAATCGCGAATGATTCGCTTGTGATGCACCGCGCACTCCTCGACGGGGAGGAGCGTGCGCGCCCGGGCGCGGGGAAAACACACGCAAAGCGCAGGCCCCCGCGGGGGCTCAGTCGGCCATGACGCAGTCGACGAGCCCGACCCGGGTGGCGGTCACGACGGCCACGGACAGCACCTCGCCGTCGACGTGGATATGATCGCCGCGGGCCGGCATTCGCGGCAGGTCCGCCAGAGAGTAGGTGACCACCCGCTGCTCGACGAAGTCGCGCCGGTCGGCGACCTCGACCTCGACGATGCGCTTGGCCACGATCGCGCGCAGCGGGCGGCCGTCCGGGCGCGCGGTCACGAGCGGCAGGCCCCTCGGCGCGAAGGGCACCGGGTCGGTGTCCGCGAGCGGGGACCTCGTCATGGCCTTGGCCATGAAGCGGAAGGCGCGGGGCGTTCCCATCACGCGTTCCCCGCCAGAGCTGCGTCGACATGCTCCCGGGCCGTGATCGACCCGACCTCGATGCCGGCCAGCACACCGAACAGCGCACTGAATGTCCGCTTGACGTGGGCACGCATCGCGACGGCGACGGCTTGCATCTCGGCGTTCGTGAGCGGCCGAGGGATCCCGTCGGCGAACTTGAACGGCTCGCCATCCACCCGCACACCCAGGGCGATGGCGTTGAGCTCCCCGCTGACGAGAGTCTTCGAGCGATCATCCGTCGCGACAGGAAATCCGTTCCACGTCGTGCCCCCGATCTCGATTTCCCAACGGCGCCGGGATGAGTATTCGACGAGGCTCTCGGGGGCGGCCGGCGGGGCGGGGTTGTCGCGGTCGATCGCGACGAGCCCGGCGGGAGCTGGGTCCCCCTCGTAGACAAGGGCGTCGGTGTAGGCGAACGCCATGCCGGCGAACGTCGGGTTGTCGATCGCCTCGCGGACCTGCGCGGGATCGCGAACCGCGAGAACGCGGTCCAGGGCGGGGGTCAGGACGAGCAGGCGCATGGCGAACCTCAGGTGAGCTCGAAGATTTCGACGGCGTTGACGCTCCGCGTGACGTTGCGGATGGCGATCGCGATGCGGTTCGCGTTGGCCCCGGGCACGACGTCGACGGCGAGGATCGTGACGTTGTCGCCGGAGGCGGCGGAGGCGATCGAGGCCCCGAGGACGAGGGGGAGCGTCGCGACGAGAGAGAACGGCGAGGCATCGTCGGCTGCCGCCGGGTTGACGTCGTAGACGTACAGCGTCGCCGCCCAGCCGCTGCCCTTTACGAGGGCGCCGAACCGGTTGGGCCCCAGGGGCAGGATCTCCGTCGGGACGAGCCCGAGGCCGCCCGTCGTGCTCAGCATGCCGACGCGGCGCAGGGAGTTGTCGGCGGCGCGGGCGACGATCGTCGTCCCGTACTGCGAGCCAGTCGTGTAGCCGGCCACCGCGAGCGAGCCCGAGAGCGTCACCAGGCGGGCGTTGCCCGACATGCCGCCGCCGAGCGGGATCGATGCGACCTCACCGCCGGTACCGTCGTCGACCGCAACGAGCGAGAGGCGCGCGACCGTCGCACCACCGGTCGCGTAACCGTCGTGGAGGAGGGCGAACAGGCTCGAATCCCAGCGATCGATGGAATGCGACCCGTTGATCGCGTTCGGCGCGAGCGTGCGCAGGATCGAGAACGACGAGCCAGCGCTGCGCTCGATCATGAGCCCGGCGGGAACGCTTCCCGTACCGGCGGCCAGGTTGAGATACGCCAGCATCGACCGCGGGATGAACGCCCCGAAGCTCCCGCAGAGGTAGCCGCGCCTCCTGTGAAGCTGCCCGGCGCCCTGCGTCCCGAGCAGGACGCTGGGCGTGAACACGCCCGTCACGTCGACCGTCGCCGACAAAGCCAGGGTCGACGTGTCGAGCGTGAGCGTCGTCACGTTTGCCTGCACATTGGTATTCGAGGCTGACTTGTGCGTGTAGAATACACGCGCGATATTGTCGGCAGTCCTTACGCCGCCCCAGATATAGTATTGATCGAGGATCCCGCCGCTCATGGGGGAGATGGGGGCCTGGAACGCCAGCGTCGCGATGGACTGCGGCGCCCCGTTCGACGCCATGTCGAACACGGTCGCGCGCAGGCAGCTCGTGCCGCTCGACGTGGCCTCCCATCCCAGGACGAGGAACCGCGTCGCCGTGAGGAACACGGTCGCCGCCTTGCCGTCCTGGTCGGGGCCGATGCCGGCGAAAGCCGCGAGCCCGCGCGAGACGAGCGACGCGGGCGCTAGCACGGTCGAGGCGAGGAACGTGGCGGCCACGGTCCCGAGCGTGACGCCGGCCGGGTAGGCGGAGCGCTCCAGGGCGGACAGCCGGAGGGCGGCGACGTCGGCGCGCGCGTCCAGGGCCGCGTCGTTGGCGTCGAGCTTGACGAACGCGGAGGGCAGCGGCTCGCCGCCGCCGGTCGTGACGATGCGAGAGACGGCCATCAGACGAATCCTGTCGTTGTCGTGGTGAGCCCGGGCGCCGAGGTCGTCGTCGCGTAGGCGCGCGCCTCAAGGGCCGCGATCCGGGAGGTGTTGGAGGAGACCGCCGCCTCGGCGATCGCGGCGCGGGTCTGCAGGGCGACGATGCCCAGGCCGTTGCTCGCGATGTTGCTCTCGTCCGTCGTGACGCGGGACTGGAGCGTCGAGATCGCCGCGCCGTTCGCCGCGATGTTTGCCTCGTCGGCCCGGGCGGCCGTCTGCAGCGCGGCGATGGCCTGGCCATTCGCTGCGATGGCGGCGGCGTCCGTCGTGCGCAGGCCCTGCAGCGCCGCGATGGCGGCCGCGTTCGCCGCGATGGCCGACGAATCGGTCGTGCGGTACCCCTGCAGCGCCGTGATGGCCGCCTGCGCAGCCGCGATGGCCGCCTCGTTGGTGACCCTCGATCCCTTGAGGCTGCCGATGTCCGCGGCCTGCGCGGCGTCGAGGGCCTGCGTCGCCGTCTGCGCGGCCTGGAGGGCGGCCGCGATGTCCGTGACCGAATCGAGCTTCGTGCCCTGGAGCGTGACTTTGGCCTGAAGCGCGGTGATGGCGGCCTGCGCCGCCGCGATGGCCGCGGTGTTCTGGCCGCCGGCCGCCTGCGTGGCCGCGAGCGCCGACTGCAACAGGGCGATGGCCGCGGCGTTGGCGTCGATCGATGCCTGGTGGGCGTCCCGGGCGGCGCCGAGGTTCGCCAGGGCGAGCGCGTGCGCCGCCAGCACGGCCTCGTCGGCGGACAGGCGGGTTTCGAGCGCGGCGATGCGGTCGCGGCTGGCGATGCCCGTCGCCTGGACGGAGGCCAGCAGGGAAGCCAGCGCGTCGACCTTGGCGTCGTCGGCCGTGTCGTCGGCGAGGATGGCGGTGATGGCGTCGCGGTTCGCCAGGATCAGGGCGTCGAGCGTCGAGCTGTCGAAGGCCGGGAAGACCCCGCTCTCCTTCGTCGTGCCGTCCGAGAGGACGAAGACGAAGCGCCCGCCCTGGACCGCGATGTCGACCGGGACCGGCCCGCCGCCGCCGCTGGTGAAGTCGAGGGACATGGCTCACGCCACCTGGGTCTGCGCGACGCCGACGAGGGGCGCGGCGAGGTTCGAGGCGGCGTCGGGATCGACGGCGAGGAACACGTCGGCCGGCAGGTTGAACAGCAGCGTGTAGGGCGCCGGCCCCGCCGCGAGCGGCAGGGCATGGGCGAGGGAATCGGCGTCGACGGCCCCGCCGTCGGCGACCGCTCCGCCCGAGAGCGTGGTCGTGTAGACGACGCCCTTCCGGGCCTGGAACACGTGCAGCCGCACGGCCGGGGCGCCGGAGGAGACGCGGTGCCACTTGCCGTCGTCGGGGACCGCGACGCGGTCGATCCGCCCCTCGGCGAAGGAGGTCATGGTGTTGCCGTTGGCGTCCGTGACCTGGAGGGGGCGCTTGTTGTGGGCCATGGCTCACGCTCGCTGGCTGGAAAGGGAAGGGCCCGGGGCCCTGGCCGGGACCCGGGCCCCTTTCACGGGCGGCAGAGGGAGGGGACCCGGCCGCCCGCGAAGCTCGCGGGCGGGACGGCTCAGGCGGCGTTCGGGTCGGCCAGCGCCTCTTCGAGGCCGCGCGGGTTGCCGACGTCCTGCTCGGTCAGGCCCAGCTGCTCGGCGGTCAGGTCCTCGACCGAGTCGTAGACGCTGTCGGTGTCCTGGCCGTAATAGCCGAGGGCCTCCAGGTCGGTCGTCTCGCCGTGCTCGATGATCACCATCGACTCGTAGCGCTGGTTCCAGCAGATGAAGTTCGTCTGCCCCTTGATCTCGACGAACTCGTTGTGCGGGTCCGTGTACGGGGACAGGGTCACCGGCGCGCCGACCTCGTTGATGTCGGTCAGCGTCTGGGCCGGGGCGAACCGGCGCTGGAACTGGTCCTGCATCTCGGGGATCAGGACGAGCGCCTTGGTCGGGAAGGCCAGGCGGTTGGTCCTCGGGATGAGGGCGTTCCGGTAGGCCACGACCTTGATGTCGTCGCAGATCGTGAAGGGCTTCTTGGTGTGGTCGTCACGCAGCCACGCGGTCTGCTCGTAGCCGTAATAGGTCTTCTGGACCGACGGGTCGTAGATGACCTTGTCGTTCATCGGCTTGTCGCCGAGCAACGTCCAGCCGGTGATCGGGTAGGTACCGAGCGCTTGCTGCGCGAGCCACTTCGCGCCGTTGAGGAACTTGAAGAGGTTGTCCCCGCTGCCGAAGTTGAACTTCAGCCGGATCGGCTGGCGCTTCATCTTCTTGCGCAGGTCGTAGCGGATGTTGCCGAACCTGTCGGGGATGATGCCGAACAGGAAGCCGCCGATGCCGCCGTACTCCCACGAGAAGTCGATCGACCGCTGCCAGGTCTGGAAGTACCTGGTCTGCTGGTCCTCGGTCATCTCGAACTCGTTCTCGGTGCCGAAGCGCCGGCGAGCGCGCACCTCGGTCGCCCGGATGGTGAATCCGTGCGGGTAGTGCGGGATGTAGATGCTCTCCATCGCGTCGGTGCCGGCCTTGCCGAGCTCGACCTGCGAGTGGCCCGAGTTGTAGGCGCGCTCGTCGATGAGGTCGAAGGTCTCGTTGCGGTGCTCGATGAGCGCCGTCGTGGTCGGCAGGCCGGCCGAGTGGATCGGCAGCATCGCGTTGAGCTGGCCCGGCACGTAGGGGATGCGGGAGAACGCCTCGGTCAGCGTCCCCATCGTGTAGGCGTCGGTGGTGCCCGGGATGAGCAGGGGCATGGCGGGAATCCTCGCGAGGCGGGGTTGGGGGGCGTCCGCGGTCAGCGGACGACGATGTCGAGGGCGGAGAGCGCCGCGGTGTCGGCGGCGCGGAGCTGGGCCGGGGTCGCCCCGGGCGTCACGCCGGCCACGAGGCCGAGGTCGGCGAGGACCCCGGCGTCGCCGGCGACCGTGACGCTGCCCCCCGAGGCGCGGACGAGCCGGAGCTTGCCGTCCACGACCGAAGCGGAGACGCCGGCGGCCGAGCCCGAGATCTGCGCGGCGACCGCGGCCGGGGTGGCGCCGTCGGCGATCGCCAGGACGGTGCCGTTGACCGAGAGGTTGCCGGCCGGGCTGACGTTCTGGGCCGCCGAGCCGGTGACGACGGTCGGGGCCGACTGGCGCCACTGGAGCAGGCCGCCCTTCACCTCGGCGAGGCGGGACGTGAAGGCGAAGCGGAGGTTCTCGTCGGCGTAGCCGTAGACGACGCCTTCGAGCTTCGCGGAGCCGTCGTAGGGGACGAACCCCTTCGGGCCCTTCGAGACGAGCAGGCCCGGCCCGAACAGCGCGGCGACGGCGGCGTCGGCGAAGCCCTGGGCACGGCTGATGCGGCCGTTGCCCTCGGAGATGAGGTGGGCGCCCTCGCGCCGGCGGGAGTAAAACGTCATCGGGGCCTCCTCAGGCGCGCTTGTTGAGCCGGCCGTACCAGTCGGCCACGTTCTCGATGGTCAGGCCCGTGAGGGGCGTGCCGGCCGTCTTGCCCGTGGGCTTGCCGGCGGCCTGCGGGGCGGCATGCGCGTCGGCGGTGGCGGCGGCGCCGTAGACGGCGGTGCGGACCGCCTCGACGGGGGCGCCGCCCTCGACGTACTTGTTGAACACGGCGAGGATGCCGGCGCCCTGACCCTCGGCGAAGGCCTTCACCTTGGCCAGGCTCTCCGCGTCGCGCTCGGCGGGGGTCTTCTCGACGACCACCTTGTTCTCGACCTGGGCCTCGGCGACCTTGGGGGCGGCCGACAGCTTCGCGACCGAATCGGTCAGGTTCGCCAGGGAGGCGGTGAGGGTCTCGAACGACTTGGCGATCTCTTCGGCGTTCATGGCGTCCTCTTGGGTTGCGGCTGCCTCGGCTCGCTGGGCCTCGACGGCCCGCACGAAGTCCTCGGGCGCGCCCTTCAGCGCGGCCGGGTCCAGGGCGGCGAAATTCACGACGGGGGCGGGGGCGATCAGGGTGTCGGCGAAGCCGGCCTCGACGGCCTCGGCACCGGTGTAGGTGGTCCCGGTGCCCTCGCTGCCGCCGAGAGCCATGGCGGCCGCGATCTCGTCGGCCGACATCTTGGCGTTCTTCGCCGCGTAGGCGGCGACGATCGTCGACTTGACCCGGCCGAGCGTCTCGATGGCGGAGCCGAGCGCCGCCACGTTGCCGAACACCCCCGTCATCGGGTCGTGGATCATGAAGATCGCGTTCGCCGGGATCTGGACCTCGTCGCAGGCCATCAGCGGGATGGTCGCGGCCGAGGCGGCCAGGCCGTCGACGATCCCGACCTTGCGGCACGGCAGCCCGACGAGGACCGAGTAGATCGCGGCCGCGTCCATGCTGTTGCCGCCGCCCGAGCACACCCGCATCCGCAGGGTGTCGGCTGCGGTGAGGCCAAGCTCCCGGACCTGGTCGAGGAAGGTCTGCGCGCTGACGCCGACCTGCTCCCAGGTGTCCGGGTTACGATCGACGCCGATCTCGCCGTAGAGGTCGATGTCGCACGTGCGGCCGGCGCCGGCGGGGACGAAGTTCGAGATCCGCCAGAACACGCGCGGCTCGCCAGCCTCGCCGGCGCGGGCGCCTGCGAGGTTGAGGACGGGCTGCGTGTGTGCGGGGCGAACCGTCACGGAAATCTCCAATCGGGGGGAGCGTGCCGCGCGTCGCGCGGGGAAAACACACGCAAAGCGCTACGTCCGCGGATCGCCCTGCGAGGCCTGCGAGGCGCGCGACCGGCCCGAGCGCGGCGCGTCGCCGCCAGGCTCCTTGTCGCTCTCCGTCGCCTTGCCGCCGCCGTCCGAACCGCCGCCGCCGGGACCCCCGCCGGTCGGCTCGGGATCGGGCCGCGGCGGATCCTCCTCGCGGCCGCCGACGTCGGCGAGGCGCTGGCGCAGGCCTTCCTCGACCTGCGCGCGGACGATGCCCTGGATGAGGGATTCGAAGATGCCGAGCGGGCCGCCGCCGGCCGGGGGCACGCCGGGCGGGAAGTAGGCGCTGTACTGGAGCCCGAACCCCTCGGCCCGCAGCTTGCCCTCGGACTGGCGGCGGTCGACCTCGACCGGGTCCTCGCCCATCTCCTCGATCGCCGCGTCGCGCGACATCAGGCCGGCCTGGATCGCCAGGAGGAGCGCGTTGTATTCCTGGTACTGGTTGGGGTTCTTGGCTCCCGGCCAGGACCATCGGACCTGATAGATCTCCCACGGCTTCACGCCGGCGGGGGGCGACCACAGGCCGAGCCCGATGGCGAGGTCGATGAGGACCTTCGCGAGCGGGTTGAGGAACTGGCGCTCCAGGCGGTCGCGCTCCTCGTTGGCGAAGGCGCGCATCGCGACCTGCGCGGCGCGCCAGGTCCGGTCCGAGGCCCCGCGCCAGTCGCCGGTGAAGTCCTCGTACGAGGTGCCGCAGCACGCCGCGAGGTACATCAGCGCGAATCGGATGTAGGGCTCGTAGGAGGTCCCCGTGTCGGGGGGCGTGTTCCACTTGAGCTCGGTCCCGGCCGGGAGCTCGGCGATGATGCCGGGCTCAAGCGCGAGCTGGGTCAAGGTGTTGTTGTACTCGACGTCCTCCTCGCCCGGCAGGCGGGTGCCCTCCTCGCCGGGCTGGCGCTGCAGGGACCCGACGAACATCGTCGAGACGTTCTTCCGGGTCGCCTCGGCCAGGTCGTAGCTCTTCAGGTTGTAGAGCTTGACGAGGGCGGGCAGCAGGCTCGAATCCCCGCGCCAGGAGTTGCCCCGGACGCTGGAGAACACGTGCAGAACGCTCGCCGCCGGGACCGGCGCGGGGGCGCCGGTGTTCCCCGTGACCGCCTGCATCAGTCCGTCGAGGGGGTGCTCCGGGTACATCCAGTAGGCGACCGGTCGGCGCAGCGCGTCGATCTCGATGCCGGTGATGATGGGGTTGCCGTTGGCCCCCGGCATCGACCATTCATAGGCGACCTGCTCGGTCTCGATGAGCTCCAGCTGCAGCGGCAGGACGTGCCCGTCGGACAGGCGCCGCGGCCGCAGGCGGATGAAGGCCTCGCCGTCGATCCTGTCCATGAGCATGATCGTGCGGAGCAGGTGCCCCCACGACATGCGGCCGCGCGAATCGGCGGAGGGCAGCCAGGCGCGCAGGATCTCCTGCAGCTCGGGGAACCGGGAGCAGGGGAGCGCGCCGGTGCCGACGATGTTCGACGTCACCATCCTCAGCCCGCGCTGCATGTGGCCGTCGTTGCGGTAGGCGTGGCGCGCGAGCCCGATGATGGCGCGCGAGTACCGCGCGTTCATGCTGGGCCCGAGGCTCTGCGCCGCGGGCAGCTTCATGCGCGGGTCGAGGGCCTCGACCGGCACGTTGGCCTTGCGGGAGGCGAAGGCGTAGCCGTCGATGCCGACTTGGTTCACGATCCGGGGGACGCCGGACTGCGTGCGGCCGGCAGGGGCCCGCGGCGCGGCGGGGACCGGCGCGGGCGGGGGCGCGGCGATGGCGCGGGGCGAGGCCCGGCCGAGGAGGCGGCCGAGGAGGCTCACGGGACGTACCCGAACGGACCCGACGCGCCCGGCGACCGGTAGCCGATCATGCCGATGCCGCGGATGAAGCGGGGGTTGTTCTGGACCTGACGGAGCAGCTCGTCGTCGCCGGTCAGCTTGGCGTACTGCACGTAGAGCTGGCGCAGCCGCATCTCGGCGTCGAGCCGCCCGAGGGTCTGCAGCTGGCCTGCGTCGTTGTACTGGATCGTGACGGCGGCGGTCGCCAGGCCGTCCTCGATCGCCTCGATGGCCTCCTTGAGCCATGCGATGCGCTCGCTGGGATCGCCCGGCGTGCCGCGCGTGTAGCCGTAGGGAATCGGCACGGGCGCCTCCTTAGGCCCCCATCAGCCCACGCCGGGCGCGGGGAAAACACACGCAAAGCTCAGCCCCAGCGCGGGCGGATGATCATCGGGGGGCGCTTGGGCCTCGGGGCGGGCGGCGGGGGAGGCGCGACCGAGCGGACGGCCGCCGGGACCATGATCTGCTCGGACTTGCCCTTCGTGCCCTGGCGCAGGAGACGCTCCTGCCAGACCACGGACATGTCCGACCTGTCCTCGCCCTCGTACGGCTCGGGGACCTGGAACCGGTCGGGGGCCCGCAGCAGGCGCTCGACCTTGGGGTAGCGGGCCTGCGCCAGGCGGATCGCGACCAGGTTGCCGAGCATGGTGTCCCACGGCTCGCCGGTGTTGGTCTTCGAGACCCGCTCCCAGCGCTCGATGCCCTTGCGGTCGCGGACCCGGCGCTCGGCGAAGAGCCCCTTGTAGTAGCCGGGGTGCGCCTCGATCAGGCCGGTCGGGAACGAGACGTGTCCCGGGGCCGGGGCCTCGATGCGCAGCCGCCTGGCCAGGGTGTTCTTGGCCGTGCGGGTGCCGACGCGGACGAACTTGCGCTTCGTCTTCTGGACCTCGCCGAGCGCCGACATCACAAGGGGGGCGAGCTTCTCGCCGGTCTCGTTCTCGCCGCGGATGGCCACGCACAGCTTGGCGCGCTCGTCGGCGAACTGAGTCGCCTCGTCCATCATGTAGCCGCAGTCGAGGGTCGTGAGGACCGCCTGCATGCGCAGGCCGTCGGCCCTGACCCACTTGCGGGTGATGAACCCGTCGAGCTGGCGCTTGGCCTCCGGCGAGAACGGCGGGTGCTCGTCGAGCACGTAGAAGCCGATGACGCACGACTGCTCGCCGGGCCCCCACGCGATGACCTGCAGCTCGTGGCGCGGGGGCTTGTAGTCGGGCGCGTCGGGGTTCGAGCCGCCGGCCTGGGTGTCGAAGTTGATGGTGACGAACAGGCACCAGGCCGGGACCTCGGCGGCGTAGGGGATCGCCCGCTTCGAGAAGTCGTCGCCGTCGAGGCGCTGGTCCGTGACGACGTCGTCCCAGGGCTCGCCCATCTTCGTGTTGAAGAAGGCCTTCAGCTTGTCGGGGTTGCCCTGCGCCGCGGTCCAGAGGTCCCAGAGCTTCGTCCAGGACGACTTGGGGGCCATGGAATACAGCGCGGAGATGTGCTTGCCGCGCAGGCCCCGGCGCTTGGCCTTCCCCCCCGGGGCCGTGACGCGCCACTCCCCGCGCTCGTCCATCCAGGCGCGGACCTCCTTGTCGTCGGGAATCGGGTAATGGCACTCCTCGCAGACGTAGACGGCGCCCTTGAACTCGCCGTCGTTGCCGAAATGCGGCTTGATCCCGTACTCGCAGTCGCGGCCGCCCCACTTCAGCCACTGCATGTGCCCGCAGGACGGCTCCGGGCAGGGCACGAAGTAGCGCTGCTGGTCCGACAGCTCCCACAGCGGCCAGATGCGGCTGGTGGTGCGCCGCGTCGGGCTGGAGAACACGATGAGCCGGGACCCGGCGCGGGTCTCGCCGCGGTCCGCGAACAGGTCGAACTTGTCGCCCTGGGACCCCTCGGTCGGCTCCCAGGCGTCGGCGTCGACCTCGTCGCCGGCGAGGAACTCGGCGGTGCGGCCGCGGAAGGTCTCGTCGGACGAGGCCCAGCCCATCCGGATCGAGCCGCCGTTGCTGTACCGCTTGGCGTCCCAGGTGTCCTGCGGCTCGCCCTTCTTCGGGCGTCGGATGAGCTTGCGGAGGAGCTTGCTGTCGCGGAAGGCCGGGTCGAGGTAGTCGTTGACGAACTCCTGGGCCTTCAGGTCGACCGGCTGGACGATCATCGCCTGCGAGCGCCGATGCCCGACGTAATAGGCGACGGCGCCCATCAGGAGCTGCGTGATGCCCGTCCGGGTGGACTTCGGGATCGCGAGGACCTCGACCTCCGGGTCGCACATGTCCTGCAGGATGCCGCGCTGGTACCCGAACAGCTTCCAGTCCTGGGTCGAGCCCGTGGTCTCGTGCGAGAGCTTGACGTGCCTCTCGACCCAGTCGATCGGGTCGAGGTCCGGCGGCACGTCGATGATGCGCCGGGCGTCGACGATGCCGGCCTCGAAGGCGGCGATCCCGTCGGCGAGGAAGGCCTCGGGCTCCCGCGCGAGCCTCTCCGCGGGGGTCACGCTCCGACCTCCGGGTCCGCGCCCGGCGGCAGGTCGCCCTCGTCCTCGTCGCCCTCCGCGACCTCCGCGCCGGTGACGACGGAGGCGTAGTCGAAGCCGCGGTGGTTCGAGAGCGCCTTCTGGATGGCCGCGTCCACCGCCTTGCCGATGCGCTCGGGCTCGGCCTTCAGCAGGCGGGCCTCGACGTCGCGACCGATGCCCGACAGCGCGGTGCCGAGCTTGACGTTTTCCTGCTGGATCCGGTCGAGCATCAGGGAGACGGGCGCGACGGACCGCTTGCGCTCGGCGGCGGCGACGGCCTTGATCTCGGCGTCGCTCTCGGCCGAGTTGGCGTTCGCCCGCTCCTTGCGGGTCCTCGCCTCCTCGTAGGTCTCGCCCCCGTCCTTCGGGGTGTACCCGGCGAGGCCTGCGGTCGATTCCTTGCCGTCCGCGACCGCGTCGGCCATGGCCCGCTTCTGGAGCCATCGGACCGCCTCGGCGATGTCGATCTCGTAGGCCTCGCCGTCCCGGACCGGCTCCTTGGCGGTCGGCATGCCGTCGTTGATCCACCGGGTGATGGTCCCCCGGTTCACGTCCAGCATCGTGGCGATCGCCGAGGCCGAGAACACCCGGGCGGTGCGGCCCACGGTCTTGGGCGGCTTACGGTGCAGGCCCTCGGCGGGGGTTACCGGCTCGGCTGCGGGCTTGGTGCGGGCGGGCTTCGCCATGGGGTCCCTCTCTCGGAGGGAGGAGCCCATGGAGCGCGCGGGGAAAACACACGCAAAGGACGGCCATGTAGCAGGTTTGGGGACCCGAATCCGGGGCCGGTCCCCCTAGGGGCGCAAGGATGCGCGCGTGCGCGCGCGAACCTGCTGCTGCTGCATCGCCAATTTTTGCAAAAGTTTTGGAAGGAGTGACCCCCTGCGCGCCGAACGCAACCCCGCACGTCTCTGACGTCGCAGGGGACCCCGCCATGGGGGTGCTCGGCCCGATCAGGCCCTGTCGCACGCGTCCGACGCATGGCTCTACCTGTCCCCGCCATCCCAGTGGAAGGTGAGGCCGGCGCCCGGCAACGTGATGGTCCCGCTGCCCCTGGCCAGCTCGACCCTGTGCGCCTCGCCATTCGAGAGCCGCACCTCCACCCAACGCCGCTCCCGGATCGCCTCTCGGAAGCGCTTGAGGACGTCCTCGATCTCGCGCTCTCGGACATCAGGGGCACGCCAATTCTTCTCCTCGCGGTGCCCCCACAGCAGGTGGGCGTACCCGTGCAGGTCCTCGCGCCGCCCGGCATCGAGGCCGACGCTGCGCGCCACCCACGCCCGCCATTCGAAGGGCGTGTCCCATCGGCACAGCGCGTTGAGCTGGGCGAAGAGCTCGTCCGGCATCGCCGGCATCTGGTCGTGCCCGCCCGTCTCGCCCCCGACCTCGTTGCCGTCGGGGTCACGCCATTCCCAGGCCTCGACCCCCTCCTCTTCGTACCAAGAGGCGGCCGAGGCGGTGTATCCCTGGGCGAAGGCCCAAGCGGTGACTACGGCCCGACGCCACGGCGTGTCCTCGAAACGTGCCATGGCCCTCACTCCTTCCTATCCGCGTCCTTGTTCGGGGACATCATCTTCACCTCAAGCCGGCCCAGCTGCTCGCGCAGGTCGTCCCGCATGCTGACCATCCCGGCGAGGACGAGCCGATGCGCCTCGGGATGCACGCCCGCCGGGGGCACGCTCGGGTGCTCGGCGATCGCCTCCTCGAATCCCGAGAGGGCCTTGCGCGTCACCTCGGCCTGCCTGCGGGTTCGGCGCTCCTGTGACCTGGTCATGCCCAGCTCCATGGATGCAGAGGCCTCTTGGCAGCGGCCTCTTCCCGGCGCCGGCACTCCTCCAGCGACATGGCAACCGGGTGCGTGCCCCACACCGCATCCCCGCAGGTCAAGGCGATCTCGATCGTCTCGGCCGGCACGATGATTGGCATGGGGCCTTCGTAGGTACGGTCCCCCGCCAGGGCGAGGCCGGCGATGCCGTTGGGCCCGTGGACGAGCTGGGGCTCGCACTCGGACACCCACAGGCCCAGGAGGCGGCGGATCTCGGCGTCGCGTAGCTGCCGGGACCGATCCCCGACCTCGTCCAGCATCAGCCCGGAAAGGCGCTGGAGCTCGTTGATGGTTCTGCCTTCTGCCATGCCTCTCACTCCCTCCTGTCCGCGTCCCTGTTCGGGGACATCCTCGTCTTCTCTACAGTCATCTCGACTATTATTCGAGAAATCCGCATTTCTACTGCCAAGACTACTTGAAGTCATCGGTCGCCTAGTCTATCTTCCAGTCATCGAGAGGAGAGACACCGATGACCAAGATCAAGTTCAAGATGACCAAGAGCGAGATCTTCACCGCCGCTTGGGAGCGCGCCCGGGCCGCCGCCCTCGCCAACGGGACCTCCGCCAAGGCCGAGTTCGCCGCCGCCCTCCGCGGCGTCTACGCTGCCCGCGCCCTCCTCGCCGCCCGCTACGCCGGCCTCGCCGACGCCCTCCTCGCCGGCCGCGCCGCCTGAGGCGACCGGGCTGGTGGCCGCCGCGCCGGGGTGCTCTCCTCCCCCGTGTCGTGGCGTGCCCACTAGACCAGCGCCCCCAGCGCCTCGACGTCGTCCTCGGGAATCGCGGCCTCGGGCAGGCTGTAGTCCAGCCGCCAGAGCAGGCCCGTCACCAGAGCCAGCCACTGGACTTGCAGGTCCTCGTTCCACCGCGGGTTCTCGTGATACCGGAGCATGCTGGGAAGGGCGTCCGCCATAGACGTGGCTCGCGGGAACGGGCTCGCCCAGACCAGAGCATCGGGGACCGTGTTCGAGCGGGACGCGGGATGATGGGCGATACGCGCCAGGCGTTCCGCCAGTAGCGTCCCCACGAATGCCGTGTGGCGCTCATGCCTGGTGCTGCGCGGCCCCGGCGGCAGGACGAAGCGGGCGCCACAGGATGCCCGCTCGTACACGGGCGCGGCTTGTGTGAGCTCGAACCGCGCCTGCGCCCCCCGTCCATCGGCACGGACGAGACCGGCTGCGATCGCCTCGGACAGCAGGCCGACCGTCCCCATGACCTTGCGGACATCGAGGCTCGCGTAGCCCTTGCCGTACTGCGCGCGCTTCAGGGTCATCCAGGCCAGCGTCAGCTCGTGGGCGCTCATGCTGGGAGAGCCGAGTGCGAAGACCTGGCGGATGTTGGCCTCGACGGTCGTCGCCCGCATGGGCGTCACGCCAATCGCCTTGAGTATCCGGTCGAACTCGCCCTCGAACTCCTCGGCGTCGAGGACGCGGGTCATCTCGTTCATCTCGACTTGGAGGCGAGGCATCAGGGCGGGTCCCGGTCGCTGAGGATGAGGGCGATGGCGACCGCGATCGTGACCGGCGCGCCTGTGAGGAGGACGACGAGCAAGGCGAGGTGGAACGCCGTCACCGCCCGAGGCGGCTGCGTGCCCCTCGGCGTTCGAGCTCGTCCTCCAGCTCGTCGACGCGGTCCTCGACGTGCTCGGCCCACGCCGGCAGGAGCGAGTATGTCTCGCTGCGCCGGTGCTCCTCCATCGTAGCGAGCTCGTCCCTGATTCGGGACGTCGTCATGGCCTCGATCGGCTGCCCGGCCGTGCGGAACGCGTCGCGCGCGGCGAGCGTGCGGCCGAGATTGTGCAGTCCAGCGTCCAGCATGCCCGCCTCCTCGTCTGTGAGGACGCTAGCATCGCGCAGGATTCGCACTGGACGGGGGGCGAACTATTTGTCGGTCGCGTGCTCGGAGTGGCCGATGGGGCACACTCCGAGGGCGCGAATGCTGCGGCTCAGCTGATCTGGCTCGCCACGAGTTCGAGCACCCGGTCGATCCGGCGGACCTCGGCGTCGTCCCCGGCATCGAGGGCCTCGACGCGGCGCAGGCCGAGCATCCGGATCTCTTCCATGCGCTCGGCGATGCGGGTCGCCGTCGCGGCCTCGGCGCGGGTCGTGGCCTCGTCGGCCCAGTCGTGCGCCTGCGTGTCGAGGCGGCGGCCGCCCTCCGTGCCGGCGACGATGCGGGCGCGCAGGGCCAGCTTGCACCGGCGCCCGTCGCGTCCCTGGATCGGGACGAACGCCCAACCGGGCAGCAGCAGGAACGCCAGCGGGCCGAACGCCAGCGTGACCGGCTCGCCGGCCTCGACGCGGGCGAGGGTCGCGTCCTGCCCGGCCGACCACAGGGCGGCGCCGAGGCCGGTCTGGGCGTCCGTGGCGAGCGCCTTCACGCGGGACAGGGTGACGCCGAGGACGTCGGCCGCCTCGGACGCGCCGGCGCAGACCGGGTCGCCGGCGGCGTGTTCGAGCACGGCAAGGGCCACCTCGGGGCAGGCGCGGTGGCTCTTCGACGTCTCGGGCTTCAGCCACGAATCGACGGTCGCCTCGGAGGCGCGGGCGATGCGGGCGACGTCGCCCTTCGTGAGGGCGAGGCGCTCCATCAGGGAGACGAGGCGGGCGCGATTGGACATGGGGCGGCTCCTGGCGGGGTGTTCAGGCGAAGCTGGCTTGGATGGCGGCGTACGCGGGCTCGTGCCGGCGGACCTCGACGAGCTCGCCGTCGCGGACGACGTAGAAGTCCTTGGTTTGGTCCTGGAACACGGCGCCCTCGACGAGCTCGACGTCGAAGCGGACGCGGGGGCCGATGACGCGGGGGCCGGTCTCGTGGACGTTCGTGCCGCGGAGGAACTCGCGGGCCAGGCCGAAGCGCGGGTCCCGCCCGGTGATGCGGGCGAGCCAGACCGGGTAGCGGCGGGTGCCGGGGAGGAAGAGCAGCTTCGCGGTCTTGGGGGCGACGGGCGCGGCCGCCTCGGCGCGGGCCTCCCTCCAGGCGCGGCGCAGGGCGGCGCCGAAGAACTGCCGGGCGCACTCGGGGGTGAGGTCGAGGCCCATGGCGGTGTGCCGGGCGATCTGCCAAGCGCTCCGGAAGAGCTTCGATTTGTCGATGGCCTGAGTCATGGATGCCTCCTGCTATGAGGAGGTTATAGGGTACATTGTACCCTGACGCAAGCCCATTAAGGTACTTTGTACCCTACGCGAGACGATTTCTCGCTCAGTTGAGCGGGCGCGCCGCCGGCGCCGGGGGCGGCTCGATCCCGAGCTGCCTCAGGTTGCTCTCCAGGCACGCCTGCGCGCAGTCCAGCTTGAGGACCGCGCCCCAGGTCGAGTTGCGGATCAGGTTCGCGAATCCGTGGAGGCTCACCCTCGCGGCGACGATCTCGGCGCTGCCGGCGTCGCGCCCGGCGGCCTCGATCGCCTCCAGGAAGGCATCGTCGAGGTCCTCCGTCGTCACGCCCTGGACCGTCTCGAAGCGCTGGTCGCGGGGCGGGTAGCTCTGGATCGTGAAGTCCGAGACGCGCAGCATGGGTCACCTCAATCCCAGGTGGTCGAGCCGATCGGCCAGCTCCGCCGCCAGCCGGTCCGCCATCGTGTCAGCCGCCCGCTGCATCGCGCGGTCCCAGGACGGGGACGCGACGGGCTTGTATTCGGCCTTGGGCGTGCGGAGGAACAACATCCTCGGCACGTCGGCGTTGACGACCTTGGGGACCGTGACGCTCTGCCCGTTGCGGCGGGCGAAGGTGGTCGTCGGCGCCGCCATGCGCCCCGCCTTGATCGCCTTGGCGACGCGCTTGCGGCCGACCGCGGCGACGACGCGCGGCGGCCGGGCGTAGATGCCGGGGCCCGTGTAGAAGCCGTGCTGCCTGGACGTGTCGCCCGCCTTGATCTCGAACACGCCCCAGCTGCCCGAGCCCTTGGTCCCCCCGGCGGTGTTGCGGTCGTAGCCGGCGGCCGCCATCGCCGCGATCCGGCGGGCGTCGCGCGCCGGGACCTTCCCGCTCGCCGCGGGCTTGCCCAGGCCCGTCTTGCGCAGGTTGCTCCCGACCGGGATCGCCACGTTCGTCTGGTCGGCGAAATACGCCTCGACGCCCACGTCGCCGCCGGGGCGGGTCTGGGGGCCATCGCCGAAGCTGTACTTGAGCCAGATGGACTGCAGGTCCTGGACGAACACCGAGGCCTTCGCGTCGCCCACGGTCGCGACGCGGTTCAGGAAATCCCGGTCGACGGTGTAGCGCAGGGCGTCCCGCGTCGCCTTGTTCGGGCTGTGCCAGATGTGCGGGATCTCGGCCCTGAACTGGTTGACCGCCTCGATGGCCACGCCGGTCAGGGCGAACTGCACCGCGCGGGGGAAGCGGTCGACGCCGAACGCCTCGAACGCGGCCTGCGCCTCGCGGACGGCGTCGGCGATGTCGATCCTGACCGCCAGCCCTGACACCCGACGCGCTCCGCTAGAAAGAAAAGGGCGGCGGCCGGAGCGTGGCTCGACGGCCGCCGTAGTTGCCAGCCTAGCTCAGAGCCACGCCCACGCTCGAAGCAGGGATCGTCGCGTCCTCACAGGGATGGCAGGATTCTACTCCCGGTTCGGCAATGCACAAGAGTCTGGCGTAACTGACGCAGCGTGATGTGCGAGGCGGCGGTTGACGGCGTCGCGTGCCGCGTCTGGCTCCATGCCGTTGGCGCGCAGCTTGGCCCGTGCGGCGGCGAGGACGTCGACGAGCGGCAGGCCGACGTCGCGGTGCTGCGCGCCGGCCCGCAGCGCCGCGTGGCGCTCGACGAGCGCGAAGGCCATGGCGGCGTCCACGCCCGAGGCCTCGCGCAGGGCAGCGGCGTCAGCCTCGGCGGTGGCCGCGGCGGCGCGCATGGCCTCGATCTCGGCGGCGTGACGCTCACGCCAGCGCGCCGCGCGCTCGCGGCCAAGAGCCCGGCGGCGTGCGGCTCGCGTGGCGTGGTGAGTGGCGGCGGTCGTCACGTGCGCGTCTCCGGCGGGGTTACGTACGCGGATCGTCCGCCCTTGCCATGCAAGCCACAACGGCAGCGTTGCGTGCGCGGCCCTGACCGGCGCCCGGCCCGTCCAGTCATGAGCACGGGAGGGATCCGCCCGGCCGCCCCCCCATCCCTTCATCCCGCTGTCCGATGGTCCCGGCCTGCACCGCAGGCCGGCCCCGCTACGCCCCAATCGGGGTAGGAAATCTAAGGGGCGAAGCCCCCTAGAAAGCCTATCTTATTTAAGGGTGAAATTTCGGCTTCCGAAAAAACCGCCTAAGCCACTGAAAAACAACAACAATCGTCGTGTAAAATCCGTGTCCCATAGGTGCCGCTTATTACACGATCATGCCTTGTAAAAATCGCGACCGATGGGTACCGTATATGACACAACGCGCCCCGGACGGCGCCTCGCGCGAGACCCTCGATGCCCGCCGCCACGCCCCACTTCATCGTGCCCGTCAGCCGCAACCTCGCCGCGAGCCTCTCGGTCGTCGACGGTCCCATGACGTCCCTCGACCTGGCCCTGTGGCTGGGCCTCGTCTGCCACGCCCTGACGCTGGAGGACGAGCCCGACGCGGACGGCGGGACGCTCCGCGACGAGTGGATCCTGAGCGACGAGGCGGTGGTGTGGGCGCACGGCCGCACGCTGCTGGCCGCTACCGGGATGCGGGCCTACTCGCAGCTGGAGCGGCCGTTCGAGCGGCTCGCGGCCACGACGGTCTCGATCGGGCGCCGCGGCCGGGGGCACCGGCTCTGGAAGGGCTGGGAGGCAAGCCCGGTGGATCGGGAGACCCCGACGGAGGTCGGCATCGTCTCGGGCGCCGTGCTCGCATGGGGGTCCATCCACGGGCAGCCATGGACCGTACCTGTGAACCTGTCGGCGCTGGCCCGCTTCAGGTCCCGGTTCAGCGCCATCGTCTACCTGCGCGCCCTGGCGTGGCTCGCCGGGGCGGGGACGCCATCGACGTGGAAGCGGACGCCCCCGGGCGACGACGTGACCGTGACGATCCCTGTGCAGGACCTTCCGCGCGCGCTGGGGACGGCGCAGCTGGACGGCATGAGGGAATGGGACGCCAAGGCCCTCGGGACGGCCGGGCGCGGCGGGCCCGTCCAGGAGGACCTGGAGACGGCAGGGATCCGCATGGTGACGCAGTGGGTCATGGCCGGCGCGGGCCGGCGGCAGGTGCCCGTGGCGCTGCGGATCCGGGTGTCCCGCGGCGCCGTGGCCGCCCCGAAGGGACGGCGGCAGCGTCAGGCCCCGGCCTCCGCCTTGACCTCCTCGCCTTCCGACGAATCGGTCACCACCTTGGGCGTGTAGCGGTCGACGAGGACGCGCACCGGCAGCGTGCACGTCGCGTCCTTCCGGCTCTCGCCCGTCGGCAGGGCGAGCCGGTGCCACTGGATCTCGCCCCCGTAGCCGGCGAGTTCGGCGCGGACGGTCGCCATCATCGCCTCGCGGTCGGCCGCCTCCTGGTCGGCCAGGACCCGGTGGACGTCCTCGCGCGACGCGCCCTCGGGGAGCCCCGCCAGCTCCAGCTCGATCGCGTCCGGGCCCCGCGTGCCGGACGGCTGGAACGCCCGTCCCCGCCAGAGGACGTCGACGTCGACGCGCTGGGTGAAGTCCACCTCCGAGATGTCCCACTCGCGCGCGAGCGCCTCGCGCAGGGGGCGCAGGTGGTCCTCGTGCCAGAGGGCGATCGAGGCGTGCCGCCACGCGCCGCCGTCGATCCGGTACCGGATCCGCATCGTCCCGCGGGATTCGGGGGCGCCCTCCACGTCGAGCTTGAGCGACGAGACGCGGTGCTCGCACAGCGTGCCGTCGGGCAGGCCGCCGAGGTCCGGGCGATCCGCCCAGCCCTGCGTCGCGTCGATGAGCCCGCCCGTCGCGCGCGCGGCCTCCCACGGGCGCATGGCGTTGACCGCGCCGATCGAGACGAGGTCCTCGATGTCGATGACGTCGTCGACGATGAGCCCGTCGGGGACGGCCGCGGTCAGGACATAAGCCACCGGCGGCTCGCCCAGGCGGTGGACCGGGCGCAGGCGGGCGACGAACTGGCGGACCTCCTCGTCGCGGGTCTGGCGCTGGACGATCTTGGCCCAGGTCCCGTCGTAGACCGCGTCCGGGAGGACGATGTCGCGGCCGTCGCGCATGGCGATCCGGCGGTCCCCGCGCGGGGACTTCATCGGCTTGTCCTTGGGGTTCGGGCCGACGAGGCCGTTGCCCCACGTGTCCACCGGCGCCTCGGGGTCGAGGTCGTCGTAGGTGAGCGCCGCGACCTGCGCGTCGATCGCGCGGATCGGCAGCTCCATGCGCCCGATGTTGATGGCCGCGACATGCCCCTTGGCGAAGTCCAGGCCCCGCATGGCGCCGTTCCAGACGAAGTCGACGTTCTTCGGGGGATCCCACCGGCCGCGCAGGATCGGGTGATTCGACTTGTTCAGGCAGACGAGGACGCGCCCGTAACCGTGGACGCCGGCAAGCCTGGTAATGAGGTCGCGCAGGCGCTGGACCTGCTCGGCGGCGTCGAGGATGTCGTCGGCCCGGGTTGATCGCAGCGGGTTCATGCTGCGATCCGAGAACGTCGAGCCGGTGACGAGCACTGTCCTGAGGTGGCACGGCGCGGTCACGGGGAGCGTCTCGACCACCCGGCCCTGCCAGACCTTCTCGATGACCTTCGGCTCGGCCGAGGCATCCAGCATCAACAAGGGCAGCCCGTCGAAGGACGGCTTCTTGCGCCACGACATTCTGACCGCCTTGACCGGGCCCTTCTCCCCGTCGGCCATGACGACCTGCATGCGGTGGTCGCGGGTCCCGCGGGCGCGGGGCTCGTCCAGCGGCTCGTCCTCGTCGTCTCCCATCGCCTTCAGCCGGTCGACGACGAGCGACCAGAACTTCTTCTCCGCCAGCAGGTCGGTCCCCGCCGGCCTCCCAGCGAGCGCGGCCGCGGCCTCCTCGGTCATGCCAGGGACGACCTCGCGGGCCGAGTCGTCCGTGCGGGAGACGAGCGCCAGGGCGGTCTCGGCGAACCCGAGCCCCTGGCGCTGGCCGTTCCAATTGTACTCGTGCAGATGCCGGATCATGCCGCCGAGGTCGCCCTTCTCCAGGAACGGCATGATCATCTCGACGGTGATGTTGCGGTCGATGCGATATCCCTCGCGCCGGTCCTCGATGCGCTCCTTCGTGAGGCGGCCGGCCTCCTCAAGCTCGGCCATCTCTTCCTTCGTCAGCCGGGGCGCGGCGCGGGGGAGGCGCAGCACCGACAGCGGCATGGGCGTTCGGCTGTTGTCCCGCACGAGGCCGCTGTACGGGCGCTCGTCGACGAAGGCGCCGATCAGGGCCTTCGACAGCGCGGCCGGAGGGGTCACGGACAGGTAGGCGGAGGCGAACAACACGACGTCGGCGGTGGCGAGTTGCGCGAGCGTCGCCTGGTACTCGCACCGATCCCAGAAGGGGCAGCGCTGCTCCTCGTAGAGCGGCTTGCCGCCCGGCTCGGCCGGGGGGAGCTGGACGCGCGCCTTGCAGAGCCTGTCGGCGCCGATGTTCGCCCCGTCGAGAAGCTTGATCTGTTCCTTGAAGGCGCAGTTCGTCCGCATCTTCCCCCGGAACACGAGCACCTTCAGCCCGTGGCGCTCTGCCTCGCCCTGGACGTCGGCGACGCGGGATTCCCAAGCCGCGCCGTCGCGGACCGCGGCGCCAAGGTTGTCCTCGATGTTGGCGTGGCTCGGCGCCATGAACCCCACCGGGTAGCCCAGGGGCCCGAGTTCGGCCTTCGCCCGGGCGAGCGCCTTCCAGAACGACCGCGTCTTGCCCACGCCGGCGTCGCCCTTGAGGATCTGGATCACCCCGGCGTCGAGCTCGATCCTCTTCTTGCCGGCGCGCTCCTGGAGCCTGCGCTCGGCCGCGCGGGGGTAGAGATGGTCGCGGATGAAGGCGTATTCGTGCTCCTCGACCGCCCGCACGGCGGCCCGGGCGGCCTCCAGCCGGGCGGCCTCGTCGGTCACGATGGCCCGCTGCGCGGCGCGCGCCGGGTCGGCCTTCGCCAAGACGGTGTAGGGCAGCTTCCCGCCCCTGAACGCCCCCTTGCGGCCGAAATGCGCCTTCAGGTGTTCCAGGCCGTCGACGACGAGCGGCTCGACGTCGGAGGTGTCGCGGGAGGGCGCGTGCTCCACGCGGCCCTCGGCGTCGATGGCGACGATGCGGCCGGGATCGATCCGGCGCGCGAATCGGTCGAGCTCGATGTGCCGGGCGCACGACGCGGCGACCTTCGCCGAGATCTCGGAGCGGAGGTGCTCGGGGGACCACTTGCCGCCCATCTCGGCGCGGGCGAGGAACTGCTGCTCCACGAGCGCGCACAGGTTGGCGCGCCCGGGCCCCGGGTCCCGCGCCGCGGACTCGTTGGCGTAGACCGTGCGGCTGACGAGGCGGAACAGGAAGCGCTCGCGGCCGTCCGTGACCTTGCCGCCCTGGACCGTCCACTCGCCGCCCTGCGCGCCGAGCTCGGCCGGGACGTGTAGCCCGGCCTCGGGATCGAACGCCCACGTGGCCGCCATCTCGGCGCCCGAGACCGCGGCGCGGCTGAACGGGAAGGCCGCGTTCACCGCGTCCAGGAAGGCGTCGAACTGGTCGCGCGAGACGAGCGGCGCGTGGTCGGGCCCGTGGACGTGCGGGACCTTGTCGAGCCAGATGAAATACTTGCCGGTCTTGTGGTGCAGCCCGTAGGCCGTGATGGGGGCGCCGCCCCCGAGGACCTCAAGCGCGCCGCCGGCGTCCCCGAGCCGTCCGCCGAAGGGCAGCTTGCGCGGGCGGATTCGGACGTCGGGGGCGGCGCCGGAGACCGCCCCGGCGTCGCGGTAGATGAGGACGATGCGCGGGAAGCGCCCGACGCGGCGGAACGGCGTGTAGCCGAGGTGCTCCTCGGCGAGCTCCTGGATCGCGTCGCTGGCGTCCGCGTCGTCGACGTCGAGGTCCAGGGCGAACGTGTGGCCCGAGGCCGGCCCGACGAGCAGGGCGAGGTTGTGGCCAGGGCAGAAAGCCGACCACCAGGCGACCTCGGCCTGGGTCGGCAGCCGGTGCTGGTACGGCTTCCACGCGAGCATGCGGCCGTCCACGATCCCTGGGCCGCGCTTGCCGTCGCGCTCCTGCGGGAAGAGGGACCAGCCCTGCGAGACGACGCTGGGAGCGGTGTCGCGGAAGTAGGGCTGGTTGATTTGGTGCCAGCCGGAGATCGTCGTGCCGGTCGGCTTGGAGTCCTGCGGGACGGGCTGCGCGTCGGGGAAGACGCTTAGGACCGCGGCGGCGAGGGGGTTGTCGTCTTCGGGCACCTTCGATCCCTGTTGTTGCGGATCCTGGTCCTGGTCGTGGTCGTCTGGTCGGCTGGTTGCGGCCTCATCTCCGCGAGGACGAATCCTCGACGTGCGGGCCTGTGAGAAAATTGAAGCACCCCGCCCTGCCATGCACAAGGCTGCCACGGCCCACGGCCGGTCGGCTCGGTGAATCGCCCGTAAGCGACTGCCAAGCTGGCGTTTTGCGGGGTTTTTGACCGCAATCGACGCGGCGAGGGGTCGGCGCTTCGGATTTCGGCTGTTCGCCCCTTCACGAATCCAAATGCGGTGGCAGCGTTCCTTTCATGGAACTCGTGGCCTCCGACATCGTTGTATCGCCCCCGCCGCTTCAGGTGACGCGCCAGCGTAGCCATAAGCGGCGCGCGGTCGCCGACCTGCCGATGCGCCTCGCGCTGATGGACGCGCTGGCGCCGATCGTGTCGCGCCTGACGACCGAGGAGGTCCGGCGCAGGCTGGGCGGCGACGAGGACGCGAGCCAGCTCCGCCACGACATCGGCCACATCAAGGCCCGCCGGGCCGGGTCCCTGGGGTTCAGCCGGCTCCTCTACGTCTGCGAGGGCCTCGACGTGGATTCGTGGGCCGTGATCGCGGCCGCCTCCGTCCGGAGGATCGCGGCATGAGCGGCCCCCTGCACCTCGGCGTCGACCCCGGCCTGCACGGCGCGTGGGCGCTCCTCGACGGCAAGGGCGGCCTCGTCGCCGCCGACCACTTCTCCCTCGATGCCGAGGGCGAGATCGACACGGCCGCGCTCGTCGCGACCTGGCGCGGCCTGGCGCCGGCTCGGGCCACCGTCGAGGCGGTGGGCTCGATGGGGTCGCAGAAGGATGGCCGCAAGCAGGGCGTCCAGGGCGTCTTCAATTTCGGCCGCCGCTACGGCGCCGTGCTGGCCGCGCTCGACGTTCTGGGGATCCCGCGGGACGGGGCCCGGCCGAACGTCTGGAAGCGCGCCGTCGGCGTGTCGGCGGACAAAGGGACGTCGCTCCGGCTCGCTCGGCTGCTGTGGCCGGCGCACGCGGCGACGACGTTCGATCGCCTCAAGGACGAGGCCCGGGCCGAGGCGGCGCTGATCGCCCGCTACGGGCAGTCCCGCATCCCCCGGAGGGCCGCCTGATGCGCCCCAGGATCGCTCTTTGCCTGCTGGCAGCTTTCGCGCTCGGGACCTCCGTGTGCAACCGAAACCGCCTCCCCAAGCGCCGCCAGCAGGCCTCTCTCTCGCCGTCACCGATTCGTCGGGCCCCCACGCCCGAGGAGGCCGCCCGCCTCGCCGGGGGGCGCGTCGCCGCCGAGGCCCTCGTCGCGATCGAGTGGAAGCTCGCCCCCGAGGACGCCGCCCGGATCGCCATGGCGTGGCCGGCCAACACACCCTTGATCTCCGCGAGGACGCAATGAGCGCCGAACGCTACAACGAGGCCCTGAAGCGCGTGCTCGTCCACGAGGGCGGCTACGTCAACGACCCCCGCGACCCGGGCGGCGCCACGATGAAGGGCGTCACGCAGCGGACGTACGACGGCTACCGCAAGCGCCTGGGCCTCCCCTCGCGCCCGGTGAGCCAGATCACGTCGGCCGAGGTCGGCGAGATCTACCGCCGGCAGTATTGGGCCGCCGTGCGCGGCGACGAGCTGCCGGCCGGGATCGACTACGTGCTGTTCGACGGCGCGGTGAACTCAGGCCCCGTGCAGTCGATCAAGTGGCTTCAGCGCGCCCTCGGCGTCAGCGTCGACGGCGTCCTCGGCGAGGCCACCGTGGCCGCCGCCGAGGCCTACCCCGATCACGACGCGCTCGTCGCCGCGATCCTGGCGCGCCGCCTCGCGTTCCTCCGGTCCCTCAAGACCTGGGGCGCCTTCGGCAAGGGCTGGGGGCGCCGCGTCGCCGAGGTCCAGGCGATCGGGCAGGCGTGGGCGACCGGCTCGGTCGGCCCGCAGCCGACGTACGTCGCGGGCATGGAGCGCCGCGGCCTCCTCTCCGACGCGCGGACGGTCCCGGGCCGGGGATTCGCCGACGCCACGACCGGCGGCGGCGTGATCTCGGCCGCGATCTCCCAGGTCACCGACCTCCTCAACCCGCTCGCCGACAAGCTCCCGCAGGTGTCGACAGCGCTGACCGTCCTCACCGCCGTCGGCGCCGTGCTGGCGGCCGCGGGCATCGCCTACCGGCTCTGGGCCAACTCCCGCCAGAAGGCGCTCGACGACGCCCTCGACCGCACGCCGGTCGCGGCCAACGACAACGCCGCGGCGGCCGCCGAGGCGGAGCCGGAGCCCCCGGCGCCCGAGCAGAGGGCCGCCGCGTGATGAGGTCCGCCTGGGTCGCCTGGGTCGCCCTCCAGCTCATGGTCTTCCTGGCCGCCACGGGGAGCCTCCTGTGCGTTGCCGCGGGCCTCGCCGCCGTGGTGGCGCGGCAGGTGCTTGCAGCCGCGCTGTTCATCTCGATCCATGGCCTGGAGCCCGGAGAGGGAGAGGCCTCGATGAAGCGGCGGCTGAAGCCCTTCAATGCCAAGCGCGGGACAGTCGATGCACAGCTCTGGGAAGGGCTGCTCTTCGCCTGGCTGGCGTGGCGGCTCTCGCCCGCGGCCCACGCCATCCCGATGTTCCTGGCGGCGCTGGGGATCGGCGCGTGCGACGTCATCGTCGCGGCGCTGAGGTTCCGCGGCTACCTCGTCCGCCGGCGCGCCTGATGTGCGGCCTCGCCCCCATCGCGGTCGCCGCGACGCTCCTCACCGGCCCGATGTGCCCGCGGCTCGACCGCGCCCCGGCGCCGACGATGGAGCTCGTCGTGGCCGCGCTGCGGGGCGAGGCGCTCCCCGCCAATGCCCCGGATCCCGCCTTCGCCGCGGCGATCCGGGCCCTCAAGCCCTCCGAATCCATGAAGGCCGCCTTCCGGCGGAGACACCGCCGATGAGCGCCCTCGACTACCTCGCCATGCTGGGACCGATCGCCTTCGTGGCGGCCTTCCTGCTTACCCCGTGGGGCCAGGGCCTCGCGGCGTTCCTGCTCGGGACCCGCCTCGGCCGGTGGATCTCCATCGCCGCCGTGGTCGTCTACGCCGGCCTCGTCGCCTACGCCGCGGCGTTCCGGTCCGGCAAGCGCGCCGGGGCCGCGGACGCCCTCCGGGACGTCGAGCGGGCCAACGCCGCGGCCGTCCAGCGTCACCAGGCGATCGAGGCCAAGGTCGCCCGCACGCCCGACCAGGCCCTGCGCGACGAGCTCAAGCGCTGGGCGCCGGTGCTTCTCGTCGGCCTGCTGCTCGGCGGGTGCGTCACCACCACGACCGGCGGCCCGGGCCGCGGCGGCGCCTGGTGCGACGTCGAGCAGCCGATCCGCCTGTCGCCCGAGAGGATCGACGCCATGACGCCGGACGAGGTCAAGGCTGCCGTGGCTCACAACCGCCACGGCGCGGCCGAGTGCGGCTGGGCCCCGGGGAGGAAGTCATGATCACTCCGGACGTCAGCCTCGGCCAAATCCTGATGATAGGCGTCACCCTCGCACTCGCGGGCGTGGGCGCGCTCGGCGGATACTTCATGCTGCGATCGCAGTCGAAGGCCACGGCCGATCGGCTCTCCGAGCACACGGTCTCGGTGAAGGAGTCGGTCGACAAGCTCGGGGCGCGCGTCGGCTCCGTCGAGAGCGACGTCCAGAAGCTCAGGCTGGAAATCGCCAAGGAGTACGTCTCCGCCGACAAGCTCCGCGAGACCGAGGGCCGCATCAACCAGCGCATGGACACCTTGGATCACCAGGTGCGGCAGATCCCGCAGCAAGTCGTGGGTCTCCTCAACGCCGGGACCGGGCAGGCCCGCAGGTCCAGGACGGGCCAGCCGTGACCGCCTCGGACCGCTCGACGCTCCTGGCGATCGCCGCGCTCCTCCGGGCGAGCTCTCCGACGAAGGGCCCCGCGCCCCGGTATGCCGACGAGGAGCTCCAGGCCGCCGTCGCCGGGGCGGGCGCCCGCCTCTTCGCCACAACCCTCAAGAATCCCGTCCGGAGGTCCTGATGGTCGCCCGCCGCGTCTCCGACGAAGACCTCCTCGCTGCCGTGAAGGCGGCCGGCTCGATCAAGGGCGCCGCCCGCAGCCTCGGGATGGCCCACTCCTCAATCGGCGAGCGGTTCAAGCGGCTCACCGGATCGGTGCAGCGAAATGATACCGAACTGGCTTTCGCTTCCGAACGTGGCCTCCTCGGCACGGAGCCCGTCCTGCCGGGGTACGCCCTGAAGCGCAGCACGGCGGTCTACGGCAAGGAGGGCGAGGTCGTCCGCCAGTACGTGACCCAAGCTAAGGCGCCGGGGCAGCTCGGCGTCCTTCCGGCCGGCCACGTCGTGAAAGGCGTGTCCCAGCTCAGGGACGCGCAGGGGCGGGTGACGCAGGAGTGGGTGAAGACCCGGATCGATCCCGGCGCCGTGGACGTCGTGGCCGCGATCAAGGCGGTGTTCGACCAGTACAAGGGGCGGGCAACACTGGCGCCGCCGCCGACCGACACGGACCGGGACCTCATGAGCGTGTACGTCCTGACGGACGTGCATCATGGCCTCCTCGCATGGTCTAAGGAGGGGGGTGAGGACTACGACATCAGCATCGGGTCCGAGCGGCTGCGGACCTGCATGCGCGACCTCGTGAGCATGGCCCCCCGCAGCTCCGAGGCCCTGATCCTGAACCTTGGGGACTACTTCCACAACAACGACCAGCGGAACGTCACGCCAGGGTCCGGGCATCAGCTCGACGTCGACAGCCGATACTTCAAGGTTGCGATGACCGGGGTGACCCTGTTCCAGGACGTCATCGAGCTGGCGCTCGCCAAGCACGACACGGTCCGGGTCCGCTGCCTGCGGGGCAACCACGACCCCGAGGCCTCGGTGGCCCTGCAGATCGCGCTCGCCGCCTTCTACCACGCCAACCCGAGGGTGACGGTCGAGCTCGACCCCGCCGACATGTTCTTCCACCGGTTCGGGGCGACGCTCATCGGCGCCTGCCACGGCGACCGGATGAAGCCGGACCGCATGGCCATGAGCATGGCCATGCTCCGCCCGCTGGATTGGGGGGCCTCGAAGTTCCGCTGGTTCCTGTTCGGCCACATCCACCACGAATCGGTGAAGGAGGTCGGGAACGTCCGCTGCGAGAGCTTCCAGACCATCTGCGCCAAGGATGCATATGCCGCCTCGCACGGCTACCTCGCCGGGCAGAGCCTCAACAGCGTGACGCTGCACCGGGAGCGAGGCGAGATCGGTCGCCATCGCGTCAACGTCATGCCGCCATCGAAGGCGGCCGCATGAACCGGGAGAGCCAGAACCCGAAGCGCGCCGCGGGGATGCGGAAGCTCCCCCTGGAGCTCATCCCCCGCGTCGCGCTCGTCCAGGAGGCGGCCGTCCTCGGGCTCGGGGCGGACTGCCCGGCCAAGGCGTACGGGCGCCACAACTGGAGGGACGACCCGATCGACGCCGAGACGTACCTCGGCGCGATTGAGCGGCATCTCACGCTGTGGGCGGCCGGCGAGGACATGGACGAGCAATCGGGCGTGAGCCACCTCGCCCACATCCGGGCGTGCTGCGGGATCCTGCTCGACGCGATCGACGCGGGGGCGTTCCTCGACGGGCGCCTGCGCAGCCCCGAGACGATCCGAATCCTCAAGGCCTACGACGCGGCGACGATGCCGGTCGTGAAGCCGGCCTGAGGCCTATTCGAATTCGAGGTGCCTGGCGTACCAGAAGCCGACGACGGCCGCCCGCGCCTCGTCCAGGCCGAGGCGCATCTGGCGGGCATAGTAGACGGCGAATGCCGTCTCCGGGTCGGCCGCATCCCGCTCGAAATGGTCGGCCACATGGTGCCAGCGCGCATCGCTCGCGAGGGGCCCCTCCGGACGCAGGGACCGCCGCGGCGCGCGGTAGCCGGCGGCGAGCGCGGCGAGCTCCAGCTCCCGGGCGTGCTCGGGGAGTAGGAGGCGACCTTCCTTGTGGCGCTCGTCCTCCGTGAGAGCGAGGCGGATCCAGCCGGTCAGCGTGCGCAGCCAGCCGATCCCGCCGGGGCCCGTGAGCATGGCCACGGTGGGGGCGCAGGTCCTCAGGTCGGGACCGAGCATGCCGACGAGCGCCATCGTGCCCGTGTGCGGGTGGATGCCGAACGCCCAACGATTCAGGATGCGGGAATGGGCCCACAGCGCGTTCGGTGGCTCCCAACCGGTCGCCAGCCGATCCCGGTCGTCGAATGCCGAGGTGATCTGCTCGTGGCTGTACATGGCTCAGATCTCCAGGGCGGGGAGGTCGTCGCCGTCCTCGAACGGGGACAGCGGGAGAGGGACGGCATGGCCGGGGCCGCGGCGCCCCGAGAGGATCGCGGGCGGCGGGACATGGACATGGGGCTCGCCGAGCACGTAGGCGCGCCCGCTCTCCGTGACGGCGTAGCCGGGCCCCCTGGCGACGAGGACGCTTGTGGTGACGATGGTGTCGCCGTGGACGGGATGGCCCCAGCAGAGCCCCCGCAGTGCAGTCCGATCGGTCCCGGGGTAGCGGACCGTCTCCCAAGCGTCGAGGAACGGCGCACCGTCGGCCAGGTCGCCGAGGAGGTCGCGCACTCGGGCGCGCCGATCTGCGATGCTGGCCAGCTCGTCAGGTGTCAGGTCTCGCAACCGCATGCAGGCCTCCGTTGCGTTACGTTCGCACCGGGCGATGCAAGACACCAAGCCGTCCCATCGGCCTCGAACCAGGCCGCCTCCGCCGCGAGGAGGACCGTCCCGTCGGAGAGCCGGAACCCCGGGGTTTCCAGCCGGTACCGGAACCGCCGGGCCTCCGGAGGGCGCGAATCAGTGAACGGGACGCCCCGGGCCCAGGCGTGGACGTCCCGGATCCCGAGGCGGGCGCACCGGAGGCGGGAGGCCTCCGAGGTGCGGAGGACGACGTCGCGCAGGGCGATCGCCGTGACGTGCCCGACGACCCGCCCGCCGGCGCGCACGCTCCACGCCCGGCGCGTCAGGTTGCGGTAGACGTCAACGCTGCTTGGGATCGTGCTCATCGCACAGCGTCCGGGTCCACCCGCCCTTGCGCAGCCGGCCCGGCGTGCCGCAGATCTCGCAGACGCCGAAGGACAACTGCTCGGCCGCGCGGGCGATCCTCAGCGTCCGCCGCGTGCCATCGTGGTAGAACCTAAGCCCGCCAAACTTCTCCTTTACTTGCGCGGTCTTGAAATTGCTTGGCAGCCCGCCCTCGGACATCCATTCCGCCGTCATGACGAGCAGCCAGTGCCAGCCAGGACCCGTCTCGATCGAGACGTCGTAGATGCGCGGGTGGAGCTTCGACAGGATGTCCCAGTGCTGGGGCGGCACCGGCCACGGCTCGGCGCTGTCCCTCCACCGCACGGCCAGGTACCGGCTCGCCGCCTCGGCGACGTCGCGCAGCTCGGCCTCGGTGAGCTTGGTGTCGGCGGGGTCCGGCGGGCCGGAGAGCTCCCACTGCACCCGGGGCCCCTGGGGCGTCGGCAGGACGCCCGTCACACGGACGAGCGAGGCGGTCTCGGCGATCGAGGCCTTGAGGATTGCTTGGAATTCGGCGGGGATCACGCGGGCCACGAGGAGCTCCATGTTCTGGCATCGGGGAGGCGGGGGACGGCGCGGAGGAAGCCGGCGGCTGAGCGGGCTTCGTTGAGGGCGATCGAGGGGTCCCGGCCGCCGTCGGCGACGAGGCGGACGAGGGCGCCGAGGTAGGCGTGGACGCCGCGGCCGAGGTGGGCGTCGACGCGCTCCAGCTCGACGTCCGCCTCGACGGATTCGCGCAGCGCCCGCAGCTGCAGGAGCGCGTCCGCCCTCACTGGAGGGGGCCTGCGTCGCGAGCGTCCAGGACCGCCTCGATGAGGCGGCGCAGGGCGCGCAGGCTGCCCCCTCGCCGCCAGGCGCCCTCCAGGGCCGTCCATTCCACGCCGTCGAGCGGCGGCAGCCAGGCCTCGTCCTGGCCGCGCTCGATGCGGATCTCGCGGAGGATCGCGCTCGCCAGCGTCCGCAGGTGCTCCGGGCCCGGCTCGTCGAGGCGCAGTACGAGGCACCGATCCAGGAGCGCCCGCGGAACCGTGTCGAGCGAGTTGGCCGTGATGACCCAGTTGATCCTGGAAGCGTTGATCTCCGCCTGTAGATAGACGTCCCGGTACCGCTCGGAAGTCTCGACGCCAAGCAGGTTGATGAGGGCGTCGGCCGCGTTCCCGTTGTGCTTGGAAGTCCCGATCTTGTCTCCCTCGTCAACGATGATCATCGGATTGGCGATCTTGGTGCGCAGGAATTCCCGCACGGCGATGCCGAAACCCGCGCTCGACCAGCCCCGCGCCGTCCCCGTGATCGGCAGGGGATCGTTCAGCCCCGCCATGGAGAGCACGCCCGGCATCAGCCCGAGGACCTCGCCGGCGCGCCGGGCGAGCCGCGTCTTGCCGCCGCCGGGCGGTCCCCAGATGAGGACGTGCGGCAGGCGGACGCTGTCCTGGCTGGCGAGCGGACGCAGCAGCCGGTCGACGACGCGCCCGGCGTGCGGGAACTCGGCGACGAGCTCGGCCCGGGCCGCGGCGAGGTCGGCCGGGGGCGGGACGAGCGGCAGGCGCCGTCCCGCGATCGGCTCGATTTCCTTGACGGGATCGAGGTCCAGCTTGCCGGTCGGCCGCTTCACGTGGCTCATATCGCCAACGACGAGGAGCCCGGGGAGCTCGGGCAGGACGACCGCCTCCGCCTCGGGCTCGGAGGCCTCGGGCGCAGGCAGGTGCACGATCCCGGCGCGGTCCTCGGAGATGTCGAAGTCCAGGGCGAGGTCACCGTCCGCGGTCATTCCCACGACACGCTCCGGCAACGGCTCGGAGACCTCAGGCTCGGCCTCGATCGGGTCGAACTTCCGGTCGAGGCCGAGGCCCTCGCGCACGATCGAGACCGCCGCGGCAAGCTGGTAGGCGTCGTCCTCGGACCTCTTGATCTGCCCGTGCCGCGTCTCGGGAATGTACGTGTCGAAGTCGCCGCCGAATTCGACGTTCGCCGCGCCGAGGAACTCAAGCATGGACAGCATGGCCCCGTAGTATAGCGGATCCTTGAACGGCGGGTCGAAGTGGGAATTCCACTGCCGGAACGACCGCGCGGCGCAGCGCAGGGCCGCCTGGCGGCAGCCGACGGCCGCGGCCCAGAGGTCCAGCCGCACGTCGAGAGCCTCGATCGCGCGCGCGGTCTCCTGCAGGACCGCGGGCCTCTTCGGGTCCCGCAGGGGGGAGTTGCTCCCGAAGCCGCCCTGCCGCCGGTAGTCGGCCAGGAGCTTGGAGCACTCGTGCTGCAGGTCGCCCAGGCGGGCCAGGGACGGCTCGGAGGCGAAGAGCTTGAGGGCGCCCTTGAGGCGAACCGGGAGCTTGTGCGGGCTGTACCTGAACAGCAGGGGCGCCAGGTATTGCTCGATGTCGGTATGTATATGCCGGCCCGCGAACTCGGCGCCGCAGAGTAGCTCGTCGTTCGTCGGCAGTGGCGTGCCGTCGACCGACTGGATCTTGGTGTCGTACGGCTTCGTGAATGCGTGGGAGCGGGCGCGAACGGCACTGACCGCCAGGCCGCGGCGCAGGTTCTTCTTCGGGGGCATGGGACTTCTCGCGAACGGGGGGCGCATGGGGGCGGGCGC